GAACTTCGCCAGGGCGGCCGCCAACCCCTGATTCCCGACCGGGCCCACCGCACCCAACGCGGCGCCGAGCGGGTTGCCTTTCTGATCGAACTCGGGGAAGAACGTGCGCGAGTCGCCGCCGAACCCGTTGATGATGCCGGCCAGGAACGTTTTGCCGATGTCCCCGCCGAAGGGCCGCACACCCGACCGGCCGGTGCCGGCGCCGAGCGGCCCATTCGACAGGGCGTCCACACCCGATGCTGTGTCCGACAGCGGCCCGGTGAGCTTCCCGACCAGGGCGTCCCGGATCTGCTGCAACAGGCCAATGACGGTGTTGTCCGATCCGATCGTGTCGGGAACGACACCGCCCGCGTCGAACCCGACGACACCGCCGCCGGCGTACCCGCGGCGCGAGATACCGGGACGGAAGAACGAGTTCACCCGGTACAGCCAGTTGGAGCCCAAGGCGCGCATCGCTTCGGGGATGAGGACCCCTTCGCCGCCGGACATCGGGACGAGCATGTTGTCCCGGCCGGGGCTGTAGCCGGGCAGGACACCGCCGGACGCGCGGCCGCTGGTCGCGCTGCCGGAAGATTGCCCACCGAACCCCGGGAACGCGGTCAGGGGGACGGTGACGTTCTGCGCCGCGCGCGCCCGGAACGCCGACAGCGCCGCATCGGCCTTCGACGTGTCTGCGGTGATGACCACCTGCCCGTCCGGCAGCTGCTGCGTCTTCAAGCCCACATCGGCGAGCTTCTGCAGCACCTCCGGGGTGTTGTCCTTCACCACCACCTGGCCGGTCGGCAGCTGCGTGACCGCATCGCCGACAGCCTTCACCGCCGCCTGGGCAACAGCGGCCTGGTCAGCGATCTTCTGGAACTGTGACGGGTCCAGGCCAGGCATCAGACCGGGTGTGGTGTTCTGGACTGGCGGGTTGTAGTTCGGCGCGTTACGGCCGGATGCGACGGGTGGGCCGCCGATCAGCGGGTTGACCGGTATGCCGTTCACCACGGGCAGTGATGGCGGCAGCGGCGTGTCCGCGGTGATCTGGTTCCCGGGGATCGGCACGAACGACGGCTTGAGTTCGATGCCCTGCCCCGGGTTGACGACGGGGTTGTCCTCGGCGTTCTGCCGGAGTTTGGATGCGAACGCGTCGAGGGCGCCGTGAGTGTTGTTGATGTCGTTGACGAATGCTTGGAGTCCGGCCGCTACAGTGCCGATGACGGTGCCCAGTAGTGCGCCGGGCGCGCCGCCGATCTCGGCGCCGATGAGGGTTCCGCCGCCGATGGTGGCGAGTGCCCCCGGGACGCTCGACGAGCCATCCGCGCCGTCGAGCAAGCCGCCCAGGAACAGGCCGCCGCCGACGAGTCCGCGGGTGCCGATGGTGCGGCCCGCGCCGCCCCGACCACCACCCCCTCCCCCGCCGCCGCCCAGCAGGCTATTGACCGTTGTCAGCTTCGTGATCAGAGAGTCCAAGCCCGACAACGTCTTGAATCCCAGGAAGGCTGTCACCGCCGTGTTGACGAGCCCGGGCATCGACGCGAGCGCCGACGTGAGCCCGGAGATCACCGGGAAGATCGTGTCGCCCCAGCGTTGGAAGGCGCCGAACGCGTCCCCGACGGTGGTGGCGATGTTCTTCAGGACCGGCAGCCAGTCGGCCAAGCGTTGCCGCGCGTCGGCGAAGAACGCGGTGAGCTTCTGTTGCCCCTCACCGGAGTTGAGGAAATCAGCGAGTCGTTGGCTGCCGGTCTCTAGCAGCTTCAGCAGGCCGCCGTCACCGCCGGCGGCTTTGGTGATCGCGGTGATCGACTTGCCTAGGTTGAGGAACGTGTTGCCGAGATTTGTTACCCCGGTGAGGCCTTCGTCGATCCACTTCGCCAGCCGGCCATCCTGATCGGCGGCGGTGATGAAGTTGGAGAACCGGGCGGCGACCCGGCCGAGCGCGTCAGCGAGCCGTGGGATCGCGTCGGAGCCGGCCGCCGCCAACGTCCCGATGCCTTTGACGAGCGGGTCGATCGCGGCGTTCGCCCGCTTCTGCCCCTCCGCGGTGTTCCCGAAGATGCGGTCCAACAGGCTGCCGGTGGAATCGGAGCCCGCGGTCGACAACAGCTGCTTGAGGGTGCCGTTCCACGCCTCGCTGATCCCGCCGAGGCCCTTGGTGACGTTCGGCATCCGCTTGGCGACGAGGTCGTCGAAGCCTTGCGAGATGCCGTCGAACATCTTCGCCTGCAAGCCTTTGGTGAGGTCTTTCAGGGGGCCTTGGGTGAATTTGGAGACGGACTTCGCCACGTTCTGCGCGGCTGGGTCCATGTCCTTCATCGCCTTGGTGGCTTTGTCGAGGTCGCCGTCGTTGAGGGCTTTGATGGCGTCGCCCATGCCTTTGAAGCCGAGGACGGCGGTGCCGATGGATGCGCCGGCGGTGGCCCAGATGCCGGGGATGACGGCGCCGGCTTGGGCGAGTTGTTGGACGGCGCCGACGAGGTTGGTGACGGCGAGGGTGGCGGCGGGTAGTGCGGAGGCGCCGAGGGCGATGCTGTTCAGGCCGACGGGCCCAGTGAGGAACCCGAGCACGCCACCACGGCCCCCGCCGCCTGATCCGCCGCCACCGCCGCGGCTCGTGGGCGGCGGGCCCTTCGGCGTCGGGGCTGCTGCCGCGGCCGCCTGGTTACGCGCCAGACGCCCGTACGCGCCAGCCAGCTTCTCCACCGCCACCGTCTGCGCGGTAATCGACGCCACCGACGGCATCGCCGTCTTGAACGCCTCAGCCGAGGCGGCGGCCTGCCGGTAGTTGTCGCCGACACTGTCGATGGATTTCGCCAAAGCGGCGACCGGGCCGGTCTGCTTGGCCGCCGCCCGGCCGATAGCGCTGAACTCGCGCTCAAGCCGCGACAGGTCACGCTCGGCGGCGTTCGACGACCGTCCGATGTCGCTGAGCGCGGTCTTGGCCTGCGCGGCGAGCTTGGCCAGCGCGTCGGCCCCGTCGATCGTCAGATCAAGGCGGATGGAGCCGACGGGCGTGGTCACCGCGTCAAGCTAGCCAGCCGGGGTGCTTGCTCAGCCCTTCACTTTGGCGAGTTCTTCGGCGTCCTTCTGGACCCGCTCGGCACCCAATTCCAGCACCTTCGACTGCAGTTCGTCCCATTCTTCGCCGGTGTATTCGGGGTCTTCGGGGTCCATGAGTCGGGCGATGACGCGTTCGCGGGAGGCTTCGGAGATGTGGGTGGTTTCGAAGTCGCGGACGAGTCGGGTTTGGAATTCGAGGCTGGTGGTGCCGGCGTGCGCGATGGCGTTGATCATGCCCTTGGAGGGGATTTTGATGGCGAGCTGGTCGCCTTTGAAGGTGACCCAGTCGTATTGCCAGCCGTCGGGGTGTTTCCAGTTGGCTTTCTCGGCGCGGAGCCACTGCCAGATTTTTTCGGCTTCGAGCCATTCGGCGACGGCGGCCTTGTCGACCTCAGCTTCGGGGGCGGGTTCGGCAGTAGCGGCCGGTGTGGGTTCAGGGGGAACGGCGGCGGCGGCAGCGGGCGCCGCAGTGACGACGACTTCAGCGGGGACAGCAGCAGTGGTGGTTTCCGGGGTTGTTTCCATGCGGGGCATGGTGCTTTGGTGGCGTGCAGCCCCGCCGATAAGACCGGCTTATGTAAACCTGGCTTCGGTTCGAACTAACCCTTTCGCGCGGAGGCAGGCGTCGCATCGGTCGGTCGGATGGCCGCCACAAGCGTGGATTTCCAGTGGCTCAAATCCGGCCGCCTCTGCTGCGGCGATCGCATAGAGATAGCCTTCCGCGAAAGCTTTCGACGCTTCACAGAACGGGCCGTCTTCGTGGCAGCAGCCAGCCTCGTTCATCTCGTGCCAATCCCCGATCAGGGAACGGCGGGCGTCGCGTACCGATGCTTTTGCCAGCTCAATGAAGCTACTCATAGGGGGCGTCGACCTCTTCTTTGGTCACGTCAATCTCTCCTTGTGTCAAGCTGGAATTAGGTGGGTAGTTTTGCTGCGGGCCCGGTCCAACGACCTCCACCTCTCCGAGTTCGCTCACTTCCGGAATGAAGGCGCGTACCACCCTGCGGAGGTAGTCACACGCCTGCTCGGCCATCTTCTGGCCTGGTGCGCTCACGCTGATGTACGTGCCGTCGCTCAGTTCCTGCTTGTACTGCCATACATTTGACATCTGTAACTCCCGCAGCTTGTTTATCCGACATCGGCGCTAAGGCAGCAGGGCCTGCACTGCTGCACGCGCTTTTCGGCGATGGATCAGTTGAGTGCGGTAGCTGAGTTCCCTCCATGACCACTTTTGCCCAGCTAGGTTTGAGTTGGCTATTGCCAGAGCGATCTGAATTTCAGTGCTCTCATCCATTGCAATTCCTTGCCCCGCTGATACGACACACTCGACATTCAGCGATCCCAACTCGTCGCCAATCTCGTTCGAGTGCAGGATCAGGAAGTCATCACCGCCACCAAGAAGGATGTTGTTCACGAGCCAGGATTGCGACTGCGCATCGCCCGGGGGGTAGTGATCTGCGTCCACCTCCAAGACAGCGACAATCCGCAACCTTTGTTTGCTCATCTCTGTTTCCTTTCGCCGATAACCGAGCGGAACGTAACCCGGCGACCCGACATCGGCGTGGTTTCACGGCGTGGTTTCACGGGCTCGGTTCAGGCGCGCACACCGGAATTGAGCGCACTTTGGGGAGCAGGCAAATCCTGCGCTCCGCTCAAAGTCGGGCGGCCACAGCGGGCGCACACCTCACCGCGCGGGACCACAACCGTTGTCAGATGCAGGCATCCCCACCGCGACATCAGCGCGCGGCTTCCTCGGCCGCGACCCGCTCCCCCGCATTCCGCAGAAACGGCCTGGCTTTCGTCCCCGGATGCCGCACCAACCGCGCAAACACCGTCCGGCCACCGACCTCGAACCGCAGCACCGCCGCATTCCGGGGCCGGATCACATGCGGGCGGGTGCCCTCGTGGACGTACAGGGCGTAGTCCGCGGTCGCGTGCACCGAACCAGTAACAGTGCGGGGCCCGACGGTGCGGATGTCACCTTCACCGATTGTGCGGCCCAGATTCCCGGTCTTGACGGGCACGTCCTGCTTCGCCTGGGTGGCGGTGCGCCGCTGCAGGCGCGCCATGCGGCGGCGGGCGTGGCCGACGATTTGCCGGTCGAATTCCGGCTCGTCGATGTGGAGGGTGAACCTAACCGACGCCATGTGTGTTGTCCCAGAGGGCGATCAGGTCGTCGCGGCCGTCGTCGTCGGTGAACGCAACACCCTGACTGGTGAGGAATGCTGCCCATTTCGCGCGGGAGGCATTGCGGGCCGGCGGATCAACCGGCTCCGGTTCGGGCTCCGGTTCGGGCTCGGGGGTGACCTCCAACAACGTCGTCGGATCAATCACCACCGGCGCCGGCAAAGACACCACATTCACCGGCTCAGCATCCAACGCCGCCACCGACTCATCCTCGACCGGCCCCGACACCAACACGTAGAAGCCGCGGCGGATCCGCTCCCGCACACCGCGTGAATACTCCACCGTCTTACGCTCACCCGTCGGTAAATCCACGCACGGCGTCTCACTGCCCTCAACCGTCACTCTCGCCATCACACTGCGCCCTTCACTCTTGAACCAGCTGAACGAAAATCGGGGCCGTCCACGCCCGCGCCTCACCCTCCGGGCCGATCGGCGCGACCGTATCCGTGGCCACTGCACGATCCTTCGACTTCAACCGGCACACGGCCACGGTCAGCGCGGTTTCGATGCGCCACGAATCGTCCAGGGAAATGAGTTCCTCGCTGGCGATGGCGTCCCAGTCGATGTACCGGGCTTCCATGGATGCGCACCGCGCCACCCCGATCTCCAACGCCACCACCGGGATCACGTCGACGGGCCGGCAGGGACCGTCGGATACCGACACCGCGGGGAACTGGCTCCGCTTCGCCCGGTAGCGGCTGATGAGCTGCACCCACACCAACGGACCCTCCCGGCAGTCGGTCACGAGACCGGGCGGGATGCCGGGGATTCCGTTGGCCAGGAACCGCACATCCTTGGTTCCTCCGCCTTCTGGTGGGCAGTCACTGTCGGGGTCGAATACCTCCCGGAGGACCTGGGTGACGACCTGGACGACGTGCAGTGCGGGGTCGGTGCAGGGGATGGGCATCAGAGTACTTCCGACGCGCAGGCGAGGCGGTGGGGGTTGACGGACATGATCCACCGGTCGATTTCGGGTAGGCCGGTGAAGCCGGCGGCGATGATCTTGGATGGGTCGAAGACGTGGCTGACGCCCTTCGCTGTGGTGGCCACCAGTGTTGGCGGAATCCGGCACTTGCTGCCGTCGCAGGCGAGGATGAATTCCTTGGCCAACAGCCCCGTCAGCCGGTCGACACCGGGCGGTACGGGAAGGCCGCGCTGGTAGTCCACGGACCAGGTGCCGGGTTCGCCGAGCGGACGCGCCAAATTCTGGCCGGGCCACACCGCGCCGTTGCGTCGGTACAGCACATCACCTTCCAGTACGTAGCTGGTCGGGTCGAGGGGCTGGCCGGCGACGGTGACGACGATCGGATCATCGACGGTGGGCGGGTAGACCGGTCCGGGTAGGTGGATGGTGGTGGCACTGGACATCCGGCACGCGCCTGCACAGGCACAGTCCAGCATGCCGGAGAATTGCTCGAATCCGTACCACTGCGCGGCGAGGTACCAGGACCAGGGCCAGCCTCGGGGTGGGCAGGGGCGCAGGCGGATTGGTTCGCCGCCGAATTGGCGGCCCGTCAAGGCCCAGAGGGTTTGGGTGGCGAGGTCTTCGGCGGCGTTGCGGGCGGCGAGCGCGTCGTCGTAGGTGGCCTGCTGCTCCTCGGTGGGCGCGTCCGGGAGGTCGGGCAGCTTGGGGAGGCATGTCCGGTCTATCGGCCAGGAGAACGACGTCACAGGGGCACACGGTAGGTCCGCAGGGTGCTCACCAACGCGGAGCGGGCCGCCCCCTTGTGAGGGACGGCCCGCTCTGCCAGTCGCGCGTGGTTACGCGGGATCGATGTGCAGGGTCGGCGTGGTGCCACCAGTCAGGTTGTTATCCCCGACCGTCACCGTCACCCCAGCAGGCGGGACGATGGTCACCGTGCCCGCCGGCAGGTTCGTGCCCGACGTGGTCCAATCCGACGCGCTATAGCCATCGTCCAGAGCCACCAGAGCGGTCTTCACATTCGCCGGCGTCGCGTTATACACGATCGTGCCCGTCTCATCGGCCGGCTTGTCCAGATACGAAACAGCCAACGAGAACGTGCCACCCGTCGGGGAGCCCGTGATCGTCAACTCCACACCCTCAGCCGAAGCCGGCTGATCCGGCGCCACATCCGCCGCCGCCTCATTCGCCGGGCCCGCGATGTAGTAATTCGGGGCCGTGAACACCGACTGAACAGCCAGCGGCACAAGACCATCCGTCTCAGCCGGCGGCGCAACAGGCGTCTTGAAGAACGTCACATGCCGCTTCTTACCCACCGGCGACAACAGCCGCCCCGGAGTGTTGTTCCCGTCGATACGGGCCACGTTGTACGGGCCGCGATGCCAGTACGGACCGGGGATCGTAATACCGGAGAAGCCCAACTCCGACGGGTTCTCCGAGATGGCGTAATCACCGGACGGAATCCACTCCGTACCGAAGAACAACCAGTAACCGAACTCGGCGCCGGTGCCCTCCACCGAGAAGATCGCATCCGACTCCGGCAGCGGGCACGACTCATCGGTCATCGCATCCGACCACACCTCGATCGCCACACCGCGCGTGTTGGACACGTCGGCGCCGTCGGCGAAACCGATCGGGGTGTCGTCGTAGTCGAGGATCTGCTCGTACCCGGCGATCAGGGAGTACAGGGCGGGGTCAGCGCCGCAGGTCTTGATGTCGATGTTGTACCGCTGGAATTCCGGCGGGGTCCGCTTCTTGAAGCAGTCCTTGCCCTCGGCGTTCTTCTGCGTCTTCTCCTCGGCGGCGGTGACGTCCGGCGAGAGGGTGACGGAGATGAATGCGTTGGTGACGATGCGGTTTGACGCCCCTTGGATGGGCTTGCCGCATGCGTCGATGGCGGTGGCGCGTAGTGCCTTGCCGAAGATGACGGGAATGGCGCCGCTCATGCCTGGCAGTCCTCCTGTGTTGGGCGCGTGGCGCCGTTCCGTTTCCGGGGTTGGTGCGGACGGTAATCAGGCATGGTGCAGTGCCTATCCGGTCTTCTGCGCGGCGCGGATGGCGTCGATCGCGGCTTGCTTGTTGGGTTCGCCGGTGGTGTCCAACGCCGGGGTGAGTTTGGCGGCGAAGTCGTCGATGGCCTTGCGGGACCAGTCCATATCCGGCTGACCGTCGTCGTAACCCTTCGCGTCCTTCGCGTTCTCCTCCGCCGGCGCCGGGGTGCCGTCGTCGAGAAGACCAGCCGCCCGCACAACCGACTCCGGCGCCGTATACGACCACGGCCGCGTCCGCTTCACCACCACACCAGGCGACAAACCAGCCGCAGCGACCGCCTCGAACAGCTTCGCCAACGACGGACCCCGCAGGCTCCCGTCCACGAATTCGATAGTGGCGACACCATCCTCGACACCCACCGCGATTCCCTCAGGCATCAGACCTGCTCCCCTCAACTGACCTCGACGGCAGCGACTGCCATCTCGTATGCGACGACCAGCGACCGCTCCGCGACCGCCAAGAACTCCTCCACATGAGTGCTCGGCGCATCCTGAACGGTGACCTCGCCGCGCCACCCGAACACCGGACTGGTCACGACCAACTTGTCGCCCAAGCCATCCACGTAGCCGCCGCCGAACACCCACTGATGCCCCAAAGGCGTGACGAGTTTCCCGTTCAGGTAACGGATCAAGCCCTTCGACGCGGCCGGGGACGCCCACTGCGCACCCGCATGAATCACGCCCAGCGTGTTGGTCTTCGCGACCGCCGCCTCCAACGCCCCCACCGCGGCGACGATGTCCGCCACCGCCGCAGCAGTTCCGGCGTCCGCCAGCAGCCGCGGCGCCAGGAACGTCTCCACCGCGTTCGGTTCCTGCAGGCGATGCACCTGCTGCGCCCGGGTACGCACCTCATCCTGCGACACCTTGCGTGTGTCGCAGCGGTCGGACGCCCACGTCGTCAACGGCAGGAACGTGTCCGGGAAATCCGGCCGCTCCCCGAGCTTCACGTCCGTCTGCGGATCCAGGTCAGCTTCTGCGACGCACCAATCCGCCTGCCACACACCGAACTGTGTCTCGCCGCCGTAGTTGAACACCCGAACGTCCACACCGGATGTCAGCCAGCGCAGCGGGCCCTGTTCGTCCTGCCACGCCACCGCATCCCACAGGCCGTTCGGTGCGGGGTTGACCAGCGGCGCATCGAACACCACCGGAGCGAAACCAGTTGTCATGCCGTCCCCTTCAAGCCGGGAAGGCGGGCGGCGTGAACCAACCCCGGATGGTTATCCACGCCGCCCGCCTCGTCCATTGCGACCTCTCAGCCGTCCCCTGCGGTTAGGAGACGACCACCGTCGGGCTGGTACCACCGGTCAGGCCGTTGGTTCCGACCTGCAGGTCACCCAGGCGGGCCGGGTAGGTCACCGTGACTGCGGTGGGCAGCGCGCCGCCGGCGGTCACGATGTCGCCTGCCGCGGTGACGTTGTCGTCGATCGCGGTCAGTGTGGTGTCCACGGTCGCCGCGGACGCGTTGTAGGCGATCGTCCCGGACGGTGTGCCGTTGGCGGAGAACTTCAGCGTGAAGTTGCCGCCCGTCGGGCCGCCGGTCGTGGTCACCGTCTTGGTCACGGTGTCCGCATACGGGCCGGAGCAGTCGATGCTCTCCCGCGCGCCGACAGCACCGTTGACGCACAACGGAACCCGGATCAGATGCGAAGACCCGACGTCCGACGGACGGATACCGACCTGGAACTCGTCCTCCACGAAGCCCAGCAGCTGCCGGTTCTTCGTCAGCATGTCGATGTCGTACATCGCGCCGACCGTCAGCACGTTGTCCAAGGCCCGCCAGAACGCGCCGGCCGGGAACAGCACCACATCCACGCTGCCCGGCCACCACGAGGTGTCGTAATGGCCCGGCTGCCTGGCGGTGAGGGACTGCCAGGTGCCCTCGTACTGCAGGTAGATGTCGCGGGAGGCGAGCCAGCGGTCCACGTCGGCGTCGGTGACGTCCAAGCCGTCGAGGCCGTCGCGGTTGGCCAGGTCGGCGCGCAGCACATCCCGGAACCAGATCGGGGCGATACCACCGATGGTGGTCTTTCGGGTCCGGATCTGAATGTTGCGGGCCCGCTGATGCAGGCCGTTCAGGATGCTGCCGGTCGCGCCCAGGACCGCGTCGGTCGGGACGACCTTCGCCGCGCTGGACAGGGCGAGCACCTTGATCAGCGACTTCGCCGAGATCCGCTGCTGATGCGCCACCAGGAACTCGTCGAGGAACTTCTTGATCAGCTCCGGCCACGCCCGCTTCTGCAGGATGCCCGCCTTGACGCCCCAACCGATCGCTTCCAACCGGTACTCGGTCATCTCGGGCGGGCAGGGCACCTCGACGATGGTCTTGATCGCGGTCGGCTGGCCTCCGCCGTCGACGGCCTCCAGTTGGGCCTCGGTGAAGTGGAACCCGGTCTGCAGGCTGGTGAAATCCGGTTCGGACGGGATGATGATGCCGCCACGCGGCAGGCTCATCCCGGGGAACGACAGCAGGCCGACGGCCGGCTGGGTCGGATCGAAGCCGTACTGCTGCTCGGACGGGGCGCACCAACCACCGGCTGCGACAAGTGCCTTCGCGTCTGCGGCTTGTCCGGCGAACTTGCCGCCGTTGATCTCGGCGGTGACCCGGTCGAGTTCGGCGAGGAATTCGTCGTGCGTCTCGTACACCTTGCCCTCGGGGCGCTGCATCGTCGCCAACACGGTGGGGACGCCGTCTCGCAGGCCGGTGAACTCGCCCTGGCCGTTGGCGATGCCCGCGGCGATCACGCTGGTGTCGACGGGCTTGCCGTCGTGCTGCGCGAAGTTCGGGGCGGTCGATGCGAGCAGGAACGGCTTGCGTACCTTCTCATCCACCTCAGGCTTCGGGGTGTCACCGGCCGGGGCGGCACCCTTGAACGACACCGGCGCCGCGGGCGCGGCAGCGGTCACAGCGGCCGGCGCGGCAGCCTCGGCGGTGGCCTGCTCAGCTTCAGCGACCACCTCAGCCACAGCCTCAGCGGGCACCTCGGCGGGTGCTTCCTCGGCCGGCTTCGCGGGCGCCTCGGGCTCCGGGGCGGGCTTCGGCTTCGTGGCGGCCTCAGCGGCGGCCAGCGCGGCGTCGAGGCGCTCAGCGGCGCCCTTCTCCTCCGCCTCGGCCGCGGTTGCGAGACCGTTGATCTCGCTGAAGTTGGCGGTCAGGTATTCCAGCCGCTCGATGTCGGCCTTGATCTGAGCCTTCTGCTCCGGGGTTTCGTCACCGGTGAGGGTGAACTCGCCGGCGGAGCGGCGGGCCTGGAAGACGTTGATTTCGGCCTTGGCCTGCTCTGCCAGGGCGGTGAGCTCGGCGGCGGTTTCGGGAAGCTGATCGGGGCGCGTGAACTTCACGGCGTGCTCCTGTTCTCGGTGAAGCGTTTTCGTTTCGGTCCGATCGCTCCCCGGCACATAGCGCAGATCAGGAACTCTCTGGCGCGCGACGGTAAACAGGGTGCGTGCATGCGCCTACCGCGAAAACGTCTGCACCCCAAAGCTCTAGCGTCATCGGCCATGCAGACAGCACAGAAGTACATCGACCGGTTCTTCGCGAAAACCCGCCTTGACCAGGCGAATTCATTCGACGGCAGCCCATGCATCATCTGGGCTGGTGCCACAGGAACTAAGAACGGCAACGGAAGATACTGGGACGGACAGAGACACTGGGTCGCGTCACAGTTCGCCTATGCGCTGCAACACGGAGAGATCCCCGCCGGGATGCGGGTGTGGAAGAACTGTGGAACCCAACTTTGCGTCAACCACCTCCACATGGAACTCATCACTGAGGCAGACGTTGGGCGCCGAGCAACGGATCGGTACGTTTCCCCGCCGACGTTCCGGTGCTGCGGGCGGGAGAAAACCCCGGAGAACAGTTACGGCGGGCCTGGCAGCTATCAGCGCCGCTGCAAACACTGCTGCCACAAATCTCAGAAGCAGTGGCGCAAGAAACCCGGCGTCCAAGACCGGATCAACGCCCAGCAACGCGCGCGCAAGAAACAGGCGGACAACTGAGTCAGGGGTATCGGCCTGCCGACGACTTATACCGAGACGGCAGGCCGATACAACCTGCCGCAGCTACTCGTCCTTGCCGAACGCCTGATCACGCGCCCGACGCAACACCCGAATCAGCTGATTGATCTCCGACCGGCGCATCGGCTCCGTGAAGACCGTCGCCGGATCATCAAACTCGCCCACAGGCGGCGCATCACTCCCAGTGAAACCCACCATCCCCGACAGGACTCCCGACTTCTCCTGCTCAGCCCGCCGAATCTTGTTCTGCTCGACAGCAGCCGCGCACGATGAGCAGTGCGAGTGGTCGGCGTGGACCGGAGACACATCAGCGTCCGGATCAATCCGGCCCCACACATGGCGGGTGAGACCCAGTTGGACGAGATCATCGTGACTAGACCAGTGGACCGACAATTCGGTGCCCGAGAAAACCTGGTCGGTGGCGGGGTACTGCACAACTTCTTTCGGCATGGCCGAATTTCCCTTCTGCGGGTAACAAGGGCGTCGCGCCCTGCCCACCATCGCGGCGAGCTACCGCAGAGCATCCGAAAGACAGGTGCAGGGCAACGCTCCTACGACTGCATAACCTGGTAGTAGGTGCCGCCGTGAACCAACGTGTGTTTCTTCGCCTCAATCGACGTATCGAACAAGTTCGGGTGCTCCGAACCATCCGGATACACGACCTTGAAACCGGCCACCACACCCTGCGACGTGGTCTGGCCGGCGCGGCGGCCGCCGCGGCATGCGCACGCCACGGTCAGTGCCCTCCACCTTCGCCCGGCGCGTGACCGGGCCGCGCGCCGGTCGCCTCCCGGTGCAGCGACGCGCACAGACCGGAGATTTCGTGGTCCGGCAACGGTTTCTGCCCGTTCTCCATGATCTTCGCGTTGATCAGCTTCCGGCACCGATCGAAGTCACCGCTGCGGCCCCAGCCGATCTTCGCTGCACCGGCCCCGCCGAGCCAGTACTTCTTGAACTGCGCCGGCATCTGCGACCCCGGCCCCACCGCAGCAACCAACTCCGCGCGCATCAACAACTCATCGACCTCATCGGCCGGGGTCGGCGGCGGCGGCGGGTCACCGACAGCTTCCTGCGCCGCGGTCAGAGCCGCATCCAGGCGGGCGGCGGCTTCGGCGCGTTCCCGTTCCTCGGCCATCATCTCCGCGAACGCCGCCTTCATGTCCTCGACCGAGGCCAGCACATGCGTTTGCGTCGGGGCGTGCCGCTGCGGGCCCAGCGACGCGACCAACGCCATCTCGCGGCCGTCGGGTCCGGTCTGCGCCGAGTAGATCGGGAAGCCGGGCGAGTTGACGGCGTGCGCGGCGATCATGTCGAGCGGGTAGCCGTCGCAGTCCCGCCAATCCCCCGACAACTGGGCTGTCATGCCCTGCTGGAACACCTCCGGATCAACACCCGGCGCCGGAACACCCGAAAACCAGATACCGAACCGGTCCTCACCCACCCGCACCAGACCGAACGCGGTCGTGACATCGTCGTAATGCGCCCGGGCTGCCGCCGCGGTCACACCGCTCTCCGTCGATGCGTGCCCGCCCTGCACCGTCAGCCGGCCCACGGACAGCTGCTTTCCGTTGTTGAGCGGCACCTGGGAGGTGTGGAAGTTGCGGTACCCGTTGCGGTTGCGGGGTGTGACGTCGCGGCCGCCGCGGATCACATGCCCCCACTCGGCCAGGTGCCCGTAGATGCGGCCGGTCTCGTTGTTCATCGTGGGTGCCGTCGGCCCGGTCAGTTTCGGGTCCTCGAACATGCGCGGGTCGTAGGTGCGCAGCCGGGGTTCGGCGGTGGCGGATGCGGCGGTGAGCGCGGTGATCGCCGACGCGAAGTCCGGCTCCGGCTCGTCGATCACGTCAGGCTCAACCACGTCGGTCATCACGTACTCCTCCACGTCGATGGACGCCACGCGCCCAACACCATCCGCTGTATCCCGCGCCCGCACATTCCCAGCGTCGCGCCGGCGCTGAATTTCCTCCGCCTGGGTGCGACCACCCCGGTTGACGGCGGTTGAGTCGCGGCCGTCGAGGCGCTCAGTGTGCCGGTCCACCTCAGTCGGCAGGGGCTCACCGGCGGCCAGTATCCCGAGTCGGCATCGGCAGTTGTAGACCTCTTCTGGTGGTCCTGTCGGATCGCCCGGGTACGCTAGTTCGGCGCCACCGACGGTGAACTTTGCGTCGATCGGTACGCGGGATCCGTCTGCGGCCCAGTGTGTTGCGCGTGTCTTGGCGTCGTTCGTCGCGATCCACGTCTTGTCCAACTGTTCGCCGAACTCGGTGTTCTGCTGCTGCGCGGCGGTGATCACCGCGTTGTTGAGCAGGCCGGCGGTCTGGTAGCTCTTGGTTTGGGCGATGCCGGTGAGGGTTTCGCCGGCGGGGTCGAGTGCCTGGGTGGCGGCTGCGCGCTGCTCCGTAACGGATGGTGCAGCGCCGGCAGGGGATTCGGCGGCCTGCACCGCGGCCTCGACTTTCGCCTGAACGACGGCGGGAATGTTGGCGGCTTCGACGCGCTGCGCCGCAACCACAGTATCGCGGGCCGCCGACAACCCCGGGTCCGCGTCGACCATGTCGGCGGCTTGCAGGATCTCCGCCGAGTTCATGTCGGTGACTGCGGCGTCGACGATCTTCAGGACTCGCTCGTCGTAGGCGGGGCCGGGAACGTCCGGCAGTTCCGGTAGCGGGATGCCGAGTGCGCGCATGGTTTCGATGACGGCGGCCGACCATAGCAGCGTGATACCGGCGATGATCACGACTTCGGTTGTGACGCCCCATGAGCCGGTGGCGGTCGTCGAGGACACGGCGGTGGTGTGCGGCGGTAGCGGTTCCTGGGGCTGCTGGTCGGCGGCCGCGGCGGTGAGCATTGTCGGTAGGACCGCGGCGCGCACGTCGGGTATCCACCTCGAGAGTGCTTCCCGATAGAGGTTTTCGACGGCTTGTTCGGCGAGGACGGTTCGGTCGAGCGCCTCACCCGGTGCCGGCCACATCAGGCGTCCACCACCGGCGACGTCAGCCGGCGCCGCGCCTGAGCTACCACCGACTTCCGCACATCATCAGCCGAAAACCCATACTTGGCTGCCAGATCATCCAGCCCCGAGTCGAATCCGGCAATCAGGCGACCCACCTCGGATTCGGCGACTGCAGGCAGCGACTGATGCCACTCGTGTGCCGGCCGGGCTGCCAGACGTGCCCGCTGATCGTGGTCATACGTCTTGACCCGACGCTTCCCCGCGAGGTCCAGCGCGCGAGTGAGGTAGGAGTCTGCGACGATATCCACGCCATCGCCGATCGCGGCCGTCACTGGCTTCCGCGGCGCCTGCCCCTCCGTATCCGGGACCTGCCCCTGCACCGGCACATACGGCGGTGGATCGCCGTGGTCTGTCGGGTCACCCGCCGGCGATAACGCCGGCTGCGGGGGTTCCGGGAAGTCGATCGACTGAATCTTGGGATCCAACAACGGCAACACATCCCGGATCACCTGCACGAACTCCGTCGGGTCAGCCTTCGCGACCTTGTCCCGCGCCAACTCCTGCAGCCCCTCCAACGTGGTGAGGTCGTAGCCGTCGTCCTCGGCCAGCCCGAGATACCGCAGCAGCGCAGAGTGTTTCAACGCGTTCGCGGCTTCGGCGTCCTTCGCCTCATCCGTCTTGTCCGGGTCCGCGGTGAGCGCTGACGCGTCGACGGTCAGCACATACTTGCTCGGGTCGATGCCCAGTTTGATGAGCATGCCGACGATCACGTTGCGGTAGATCGCCTGGCAGATCGTCTGCATGACGGGTTTGACGTGCAGGTTCACGTCCTGGTCGGCGAGCAGGTACCCGTTCCAGTGGTTCGTGTCGCCGAGGCCCAACAGTTGGTCGGGTTCCATGTCGATGCCGCGCGCGAACCGCAGGATCGCGGCCTCACGCTTCTTGAGTTCCATCTCCGACACGTCCTTGCCGAACGTGACGTGCTTGATCTTGTCGACATGCTCAGCGGGCACGGTGACGACGATCGGGGTGATCGCCGCATGCGACTGCGGGTCCTGCAGGCCAAGGTCATTGGCCTTCACGATCTGCGCCTGCACGGTCCGGCCGACCGGTTCCTGCCGCGGCCCAGTGTCCGGGTCCCCGCCTGGCTTCCCCGCGGACGTGGGGCCCTGAGCCGACGGCAGCGACGCCTCCGCCGGCAACGCCAGCAGACCGTTGTTGCCCAGCCGGGACCGGTCCGCGTTCTCCATCTTCGCGGTCGTGCGCACGATCTCGCGTAGCGGCGTCAGGTTCGATCGGACTGGGGATGTCGCCTCGGTGGGATCGTTGGGGTGGGGGTTCCACACCCGGAACATGCCGTCACCATTGGCGGGGTTGTACTCGTGCTGTGTCCCGTCGGGCAGGGTGAGTGTGAGCCCGTCGGGGTTCTTCTGTGAGCGTTTGATCTGCTTCTTGGATAGCGCTTCCCACCGCGCGACCTGCTTATCGGGCGGCCCGACCATCAGGATGGCCGTGTGGAACTCGCCGGGCACACCGAGGATCTGCACGGCGCGTTCGATGAACTCCGCCTGTCCGAGTGCGCCACCCGCAATGGAATGCACGATCGCCGCGAACTTCTCACCTTCGGTGTTCCCTTCGGTGATAGACCCGGTCGGTTGGCCTGTCCTCGGATCAATCTCGGAGGCAACCAGCTTCACGCGCTTGCACGACCGGGCGCGCCACCGCACATAGCATTCGAGTTCTCCGACGAGGTCGAATAGCTCCCAGGCTTCTTCCTGCCACTCGCGGCGCGGGCCGAGGGTGGTGGATTTGAACATGTCGGTCGCCGAGTTGATGGGGGCGGATGCGGCGACCAGCGCGGCCGGTGTCGGCACAGCAGCCGTCAGCGCGCGGCGACGAGCGTTACGCAATTCAGCTGGTGCGGCCACGGTGCGGGACGGTATCTGTGCTGGGTGTTAGTCCTTATCCCCGCCGCCTGTGGTCAGCCGCGCCCCAACCCCAACCAGGTGGGAGACGGCGAGCAGGATCAGCGGGCACCACCACAGCGGCCAGCCGATGATGACGACCGGGATCCACGCGGTGAAGATGCCCACCCAGATCGAAATGCACCACGGGCAGGCGGCGAACTCGTGCAGCGTCGCCCACCGCTCACGCTCTTTCATCGACCTGCCCTCGTCGCGTGCGCGGCGGAGCACCGCCAGGCGGAGTGGGTCGATGAGGGAGTCGGCGTTGACGAACTGTGTGACCCGCGCGGCGACGAGTGTGTAGATCACTAACACGAGTACGGCGTATCCGAGGTTCATGGGCCGGGACGGTAGGCGTGGTGGGTGCGAGCGCCTACGCCGTGAAAAATTCCCGATATTGGTTACGCACTGTGCGTAACACGCTATGTCTGATCAGGCAGAACGCTTTTTGTCTCGGTACCTAGCGAGCCTGATACGGCCGCACTCACGGCAGTATTCGCGGCCCCGCTTGTTGCGGTAGATGTTTCGTTCGATCTTCGGGCAGCCGCAGGCAAACTGCTCTACTCGCTTCCCTGGCTGCGTCTTTTGGACTCGAAGCACTTGGTCCCGTTGCGTCTTGAACCGCTCGGCTTCCTTGGCAGCTTGCGCGAGGGCGTGTTGGGTGGCGGCGCAGTCGATCTGGGACAGGCGGAGTTCCTTGGTGAGTTTCTCGATTTCCTCGTGCATCATCGTGCACAGGCTGGTCATGGGTTGAGAGCGGATGTCCCGGATCAGGCGGATGGAGCCGCCGATGCGTTCGGTGATTTCCTCAGCGGACCAGCCGGCCAACGTCAACCCGGCGACGATCCATGATCGGTCGGAGGGTTCGTAGTCGGTGAGGCGTTTCGGCCAGCGCGGCACGGTGAGCATGGCGGGCACGAGTTGGAGGTCGGGTTGCCATCGGGGGGCGGCTTTCCCGTCGGGCCGGTAACCGGGTCGGTCATTGTCGAGGTCAACCACTGCCAGATCAGCCAAGGTCACAGGGTGGAAGGTAAGACGCGGGGGTGATATCCCCGTTGTTTCACGCAATGTTTCACGGCGCGCACGGACGCCGAGAATCCGGTCTATGTCACGCTGGCCGAATTAACGGGCCACGCACAGCGGCGCTAGCGTGCCGTCGCTGAGAATGGCCAACTCCACCGCCATATCCTGAAAGCGATCCCACACATCAGTGCTTATGCCCTTGTCGAGCGCCAGCGAGAACGGGCACTCGCGCAGGTCGGGAACCTGCTGCTTACACACCCCCGAGTGCAGGATGTACACGGCCTGATCGGCCGATGCCGCCCGTCCGTAGTGGATGCTTGGGTGGCGAGGGGCCCCAACGATTTGCTCGATTTCGCCGCTTGGAACGTGGTCGGTCATTTCAACGTCTCCAGGGTCTTGATCAGCTCGGTCTTGCTCTCGATGACCTTCTGGGCGCGGTCACGGGTCAAGCACGGAAGGTATCCCGCCACTATGACACCGCCGATGTTTCACGGACGGTTTCACGGAATGTGAAAACCCGCCCTTGCATCCTCGGTGCACTGACGACGGTGAGGAACAGAGGGGCGGGTGTTTATGGGTCAGATCATAGCGCGGTCAGCCGACGCGTTGCCGCATCCAATCATCCAGCACCGTCACCGAACCCGCCGCCGCCTGCTTCCCAGCTGTTTCGGGAGGCCCAGCGATATCCCACACCTGCCCCGCCGAGCTGACCAACACATCATGCCCAACCACCCACGCCGCCAACCGGTCCGGCTGATGCTGCCCCGCCTGCCACGTAATAGCCGTCTCCTCGAACTTCGGGAACACCCCCGCCAACACCGCCGTACCCGTTTCGAGCGCCTGCAGCAGCGGACCGGACCGGGCGAGCGCATCACCCGGCCGCGGCTTGCCCTTCTCCGGCCACGTCGTCACCCGCACCGCGTGCCGCAAACGGCCGGCAGTTCGCGCGCGTTCGATCGCGTCCTTGACCATCCGCGAGTAGGTTTCGCGCGCCGAGTAGCCCTCCACCGCGATCTGCGAAGCCCCCACATCAGCCGCCAGCTGCACGGCCGCCGACGCCCACTGATCGGAGGTCATCTGCCCCGACTTGTCAGCGATCAACGCCACCACACCATCACGCGTCAACGACGATGCGACCAGCCCACACTCGTCACCCTTACCTGAATCGGCCGGGTCCACACTGACGACCGTCAGGACCGGATTCGCCGGGGCGCACGGCAACCGCCACGCCTCAAACCACGCCGCCTTCACCAACGAACCCGCCGGCGTCGACGGAACACCCATGTACTGCGCATACCACTGCCGCTCCCCCACCGTCCGCCGCTTATCCGCGAAATCCTCTGGTGTGAAACCCAACGCGGAAATCATCGCCACCCCCGGCGCTTTACCGAGCGCATCCGGGACACCCAACTCGCCGACCGCGGTCACATTCGTGCGCCGCCACCGCCCCGGATTCTGCTCCAACAACGAGCCCGCGATGTCCTCCTCATGCCAGCGAGTCATGACCAGCAGTTCAGATCCGCCCGGATGGACACGTGTCGACAGTGAGCCCTGGTATTCGTTGAGTACCCGCCGGCGATGAGCAGCCGAATCCGCCTCCGACGCACCACCGATCACGTCATCAAGCAGCAGCAGATCAGCGCCCTTACCGACGATGTTCGACGTGATACCCGCCGCCAACATGCCACCCTTACGCCCCTCCACCAGCCAGCGGCCGACCGCCGTCTTATCCGGCGAAATCCGATACCCGAGATAGTCGGCGTGCTCCATGATGATCTTTCGGGCCTTACCCGAGTGCTCCTTCGCGAGATCGTCGCCGTTGGAGATAATCATGATCTCCATATCCGGGTCGATCATGAACGCCCACACAGGCGTCCACACCGCCAACAGATTCGACTTCCCCGTCCGCGGCGGCGTGTTCACCATGTCCTTGCCGTTCGGCTCCCGCACAACACGGACCGCGATATCGTCGAGCAACGCGATCGTCGGCGTCACCACAAACTTCGGATCCAGACGCTTCGCCAACGCCGCCGGCGACGGCGGCCGCTCCCGACGACGCGCCGCCAGTAGGGCTGTGACACCGACCAGTGCGTGCAGTGACATGCCGCAGAGGGTGGCAGCGAGGGGTGAGACCCGGCTAGGAGGCGATCAACTGTTGGGCCCGCTGAAACGACACGCCGAGTACCTCGCCCACGTCGCGAACCGCTACCCCGCGCGCCGCTAACTCCCGCGCCAACTCCCGCGCTCCCTCCGCCGCTGCTGCCGCGGCCCGTTCAGCGGCCGCACGATCCGCGGCCACCTTCGCAGCGCGTTGGGTAACGTCCACCCCGTCAACGCACAGCGTGATGTCCACTGCGACATCAGATGGCGCCGAATCGGTCACTGTGCAGATGTAGTCGATCGCCTGACTTTTCACTTCACCGAGCCGGCGCGCCTGAGTAGTTCCCCCGATGTTGACCGCACCGCTGGGGGTGACGTAGCCGTCCAGTTCGGGCACGGTGACCATCCACCAGCGGTCGTCGCGGGTGACGGTGACCTTGTAGGTGTGCATGTCGCGCTCCTTCACTTGCAGTCGGTGTTGCAGGAGTCGATGGCGGTGTCAACCTGGCGGCGGATGCCGGGGCTGATGGTGCGGTGGCCCGTGTCCACGGAAACGCTGTAGCGGCCGTGCTGGCAGGTCCACACGGTGTGGCTGCCTTTGCCGGGACGGCTGGTGAACCCAGCCTTCTTGAGCTGCTTGACGATTTCGCGGGTGGGGGCCGGTGCGATCATAACTCTAGTCTAACGCACTAGACACTTTCCAGTCAAGTCGAGTAGACAAAAGTTCTAGCTGCTAGAAGGGTTAAGACGGCTCCACCCGCGTCACGCCGTCCACATCGGTGACCAAAGTCGGCGGATTCCGCAGCACCTCCACGAACACGCCCACGACAGACTCGGCGGTCGTCGTGTAATCGATCGACTCGTCATGGCAACGCTCGATCTCGGCCCGCACCAGCTCCACCAAGTGCCCCCGAAACAGCCCCTCACGGAGACCCATCTGAGCGCGCACTCGATCCGCCGCCAGCCTCTGGATCACGCCCTGAGCCGCCGACACCGAATCCGCGAACGCCTCTGCGCGCCGGGCGCCCAACGGATCCGACCCTGGCCGGACGTCGCCCTCGTCGACGCCCATCCGACGCAGCGCCGCCCGCTGCTCGTCCGTGAACCGCACCTCCGGCGCCGTCGTCGACCGAGGCATCTCACCCTGACCCGACACCGGGCCACCATCATCGAACACGCCCATCACGCACCACCCTTCCCAATGTCGTCAGGATGCTCCCGGTCACCGGGGCTCGTCATCGGCATAGCATCCGGAGTCGGCTGCGATTCCATCAACAAGTCAACCGCCACATACGTATCGCGGCAGTTGATCACCAAACCCACCGTGTTGATGGCATCAAACCCGGCATCGAACACCGCCGAATACCGGTCGAACCACTCGACAGTCACAAACGTTGCCCCGGGCCACCGCAACGACCCCCTCCCCGAAGCCAAGTCGCCGTCGTGAGTCACCACGTACAGGTGCCCATGCTCGTTACGACCCCGAGACTCGATACGCCACCACCGAGCATCAGGCAACCGCGCGGGGTCAGGACGCAACGCCGGGTACGGACTCACCACCTTGCTCATCACGCACCACCGTCGTCGTCCCGCAATGCCCGATACAACGTCGCCCGACCCACACCCAACGTCACCGCAATCCGCTCCACCGGCTCCCCCGCCTCCCGCAACACCCGCGCCTGCCACACAGCGTCTTCCGTCAACACACCATGCTCCCAACACCCATGGACACCACCCGGAACTGCCTGCAACCCTTCCGATTCGTCACGCTCACGACACACAACGACAACATGGTGCGGATCACCCATCGATTTACCGCAATGATGCGGGCCCTGACACACCTCCCGTCGATGCGACACCGGAGCATTCGGAGTGTGGGCCACATTGAACCGCGGCCGCTCAGACCGGATCGCTAACAACTCGGCCCTCGACAACTCCAACGGGCTCGCAAACCCGCGCTCCAACGTGATCGTCGCCGCCACCGAGTAGAACTCCGCCCCCTTCCGGTGGGCATCAAACCGCGCCCACGCCTGCACTGACTGGCCGATGTACAACAAGCCGCCGTCAGCGTCGAAGAACCGATACAACACCAAATCCGCTGTCACCGCTGACCATCCAAAACCCGGTAAATCGTCGGCCGCGAAACCCGATGCACCCGCGCCAACTCCGCCACCGTGTCCCCATTCGCATGCGCACGCCGAATCGCCTCCGCCTGCTCCGCATCAAACTTCGGCTTCGCACCCCCCAAATTCCCACCCCGCCGCCGAATCAACGCCCGCTTCGCCTCAGCCCGCTCATGCTTCAAATCCAGCTCATACTCAGCAATCGACGCCAAAATCGTCAGCACCATCCGCCCAGCCGCCGTCGCCGAATCCAACCCCTCAGTCAACGACCGCAACACCACACCCCGGTCACGCAGATCCTTGATCGTCGAAAGCATCTGCCACGCATCACGACCCAGCCGGTCCAGCTTCCACACCACCAACGTGTCACCATCCTCCAACGCGGCCAGGGCAGCTGCCAACTGCGGCCGATCACTGCGCTTCCCACTCATCTTCTCCGTGAAAATCGGATCACAACCAGCAACCCGCAACGCCTCCACCTGCTGCTCAGTCGTCTGCCGCGACGTCGACACCCGCGCATAACCAACCAACCTGCCGCTCACCACACCTCCAAAAAACCTGGAACACCAAAAAATTGATAGAAATTCGAGACCAGCCGGCGCCATGCGCGGGACCGGGGGTCGATACCGAAACCACTGGGGGATTCGGCACCGACCCCGCCGGTTAGTTGACGGGGACCAGCTCGGGATGTCCGTACCAGGCCTGGTCCCACTTGACGGCGAGTTGGCCGTCTCGGTAGAGGCCGGTCGCCACGCCTTGGGTGTTCGTAGGCCCGCACACGCGGTCACCATCTACACGGCAGTCCCAGTCGGGGTCGTCCTCCTGGATGGTCGGCGCGGCGTGTGCGGTGATGATGGCCGGGCCGATGGGGACGCCGATGGCGGCTCCGATCAGGATGCCGGCGGCCAGGGTGGTTTTGAGCATGGGAGTCCTTTCGTGGGGTGGTTGGGCCCGGTTAAACGGGTTCGATGGAGGAGCCGATGAGGCCCATAGCGTTGAGTTCGAGCTGGGCCTGGCGCGCTTCGGCGTAGGTGTCGTACAGCTCGGATTCGCCGCCGCAGGTGAGTTCCCAGGCGGCTGGTGTTGTGGTCTGCATGCCATCCACTTTACACGGTTGCGTTACATTGCGACAAGGGGTTATGCCCCACAATTGGAGGTGTAACAGAAGTCAAAGGTTCCGTTACACATCACTCGTCGTCGAGCGCTGCGATCGCCTTCGATGCGCGGGCCAGTACCTCGTCCGCCGGCATCGGCCCGTCGTCGCCCTCGTCGTCGGCGCCCTCGGCGAGCGCCTGTTCGATCCACGACGGCCCCGACTCCACCACCGTCTCGGGCTGTCGGCTCCGCATGACCGCCACCCACTCCAGCAGCTCCTCCACCGTGAGTCCGCCGGCGTGGAGGTATTGGCGGGTGATGTCGCGGTGCAGCTCCCAGAGTGGGTCGTGGGGTCCGTAGACGACGCCTACGGCTTCCCGGCATTTCGCCAATGTGGCGGCTTCGATTTCGGTGGGGGCGATGGTGCCGTCGGTGACGGCTGCGGCGATGTCCATCGCGGCGTCCATGAGTTGTTCGGGGGTTTGGGTCATGGTTCGCTCACGATCTCGGCGTCGATGATGGGCATGGGGTTCGGCTGCGGGGCGGGTAGCGCGGACTGCTTGGCCGCCAGGACTTGCCGCATCTGTTCGCGGGCGGCTTCGACGACCCCGGCCGCGGAGTGCTGCACGTTGACGTCGACTTTCTGTGTGACAGGCACGTTCAGCCCGCGGAGCGCGTCGTGCTTGGCCTGCGCACCGGCCGCGGCATCGAGGGCCATCACTGCCGTGTGTGGCTTGCCTTGGCGTTCTGCGATCTCGGCGACGGCGAAGCAGCGGGCGACGACGTTCAGGTAGGTGCCGGCGCTCATGGCGCGTGCCATGTCTTGTTCTTCGGCGGGCATGCGGGCGATGTGTTTTTGGACGGCTTTGAAGGCGGATGCGGGGCTGCCGTAGCCGATGGTGTTTGCGATGTCGTCGTATGTGCGGCCTGTGCAGCGGAGTTTGTAGGCGTTGGCTGCGCGTTGTTGGCTGTGTGCTCGGGGTCCGAGTTTGGTCATTTTGCCAGTTTGTGTTTTGTGGGTGCTGGTGGTTGTGGACTGCGGTCCGGTGATGCGGTTGCCTGTTTTGGGGGTGGGGGTTGTGCTGGGATGGCGATTGCTGCCGAATGGGTAGGAATCTGGGCGTGTTTCTACGCGTCTTGGGGTGACAGTGCCTGAGGGGTGGTTTCGTCGCTTATATCGGCGCTGTGTGGGTTTCGTCCGTCGTTGGGCCATCCCCAGCATGGGTAGGCGCGGCCGGCGTTGACGAGGCCGACTGTGGATGGGTCGACGCAGTGGCGTGTGCCTTGGGCGTGGTTGCCGTCTCGGTGTTTGTCGAATGCGCTGGTGGTGGTGAAGGTTTGGTGGCAGGCGCCGCAGTGGGCGGTGTTGAGTCCTCCCCAGCGGTTGGTGCAGCGGGCGCATCCGATGGTGGTGTTGGTCATGGTGTCTCCTCGGTGGTGGTGGGTTTGGTCCAGCCCATGACGTCGCGTAGGTGGTTCATGCCTCGTGTGGCTGCTTGGGCGTGGTTGGGTTGGTGGTCGCAGACGGTGGTGCCTCGGTAGCCGTCTCGGTCGCAGAGCGCACAGGCGTCGATGGCGCGCTGCTGGAGTTCGGCCTGGCTCGGCGTCAGGCTCGGGGTGGGTGTCGCGGCGGCAAGTTCGTCGGCCCAGGGGTCGGATGGATCGCGCATGGCGGGCACTTTCGGCTTGGTGGGTGCTATGGCCTGGAGGCGGGTGTGCCTGTGGATAAGTCGTTTCCGGTGTTGTGGGTGGCTGGTTTCTTGGCCTGGAGGGGGTGTGTGGTGCTGCCCCCCTGCGCGCGTTACTCAACGTAAGTACAGGATTTCAAGGTGAGTTGTTGTGAGTGCGTACGTGCGTACGTACGTGCATTGCTCGACTTGCAGAGCTTGGGGCATTGCATGGTGGGGGAATGCTTGGGGGAATGCTTGGAGCATCGGGTTTCATCGGTCGTGGAACTCTCTGCCGTTGCGTCGTTCCCACCGCGCGGCAGCGGCTTTTTTGGCCTTCTCGCTGCGCCTTAACGCTTCCTCGTTGGACAGTTGGTATTCGTCCCAGCCGTTGATTTGCCATCCTCCGGGGGCTGGGTTCCAGAGCCCTTCGGCGACGAGGCGTGTGGCGTCGTTTGGTGTCGCTCCGAAGACGCGTAGGGCGGCTTTCGGGACGAACCCGGCGAGGCCATGTCTGCCCGAATAGCACATGGATTGGACGTAGGCGACGATGGTTCGGTACTGCTTGTCCTCTTGGAGGTAGAGCAGTTTCGGGTTCTCGAAGAGGGTGGTTTCGAGGCGGATCCACTTGAGCCCGGACATGATTTAGAGGGCCTCCGCAGCATCGGCGGCGTCGAAGATTTCGTCGTCGCGTAGAGATTCGTGGACCGCGTTCATGGTCATCCATTCGATGGCAGTGGCGTATTGCAGCGCGCAGCCAGGGTCGGGGCAGTAACCGGTTTCTTGGTGCCGGCAAGCGACGTACCCGATGTCGTCGGGGTCGACGTACCTGGCGGCGATGTCGAGGGCGTTGGCCACTGTCGCGTCGATGTCGGCCTGGGTCCATCGTGTCGTGAGCGGCGTCGGGTCTGTCGGCGGTTGCTCATGGACCAGTTCGGTGGCGCGGTCCTCCAGTTTCTTGATCCGCTTCCAGCTGCAGCCGCAGAAGTACTTCCAGGTGTCGTTCGTCGACACGCGGGAGGTCATGGCCACTTCGATGAGGTCGGTCAGGTCGTCGATGCTCAGGCCGCGGTTGAGGAACTGTTCGACGCTGGCACCCCAGCTATCGGGCCGCGGCACATCCCGCCCGCCGCCGCTTGACCAGGATTTCCACTGGGTGTCGAACCATGCCTTCAACCGCTGCGTTTCAGCGCGGTCCCGTTGGCTCTCCTGCGCGGCCACTGCGATGGCCCGGCGCCACCGGACAACGTCGGAGTCGACGTCGCGCACGGTGGGTGAGTCGACTGGGGTTGCTGATTTCCCGCTGTTGCAGTCTGCGCACGCGGCGACGAGGTTGGTCGGGTCGTCGGTGCCGCCGAGGGTGGTGGGCACGACGTGATCGACGTGGAGTTGCACCTCGGGTGCGCGGCGGCCGCAGTATCGGCAGGTGTGGTTGTCGCGGCGGAGGATCTCGAACCGGAGCCGCTTCGATACGGCCATCAGTCGACCGCCTCAGTGTCGGCGGCGAGCATCGCGTCGACCTCGGCCATGTCGTAGCGGACGAGTCGGCGGCCGACGGCGTAGGCTCGGAGCTCGCCGCGTTCGGTCATGCGCTCGACGGTCTTGGTGCTGACTTGGAGGTGTTCGGCGACATCACTTTTGGTGCCCCACCGCCGCGGCTGCGCTGTCATCTGTTGTCTACTCCTGAACCGTGCGTGATCGTGCTGTCGCTTTGTGTACTAGGCCGGGGTGCACCGGCAGGTTGGGCAGTGCGGGTGCGGTGGTTTACCGCGTGGCGGGTTGACGTGTCGGCATTCGCATTCGTGTTGTTCCGCCCATGGGCCGACGACGTTCGGGCAGCCGGCATCGTCGCCGACTCGGTGTTCGCCGCGGAGGACTTCGGGGGCGTTGGGTCCCCAGGTGTGGTGTGGGTGGCGTCCGGCGCGGCACCCGTCGCAGATGCGCCTCATGCCGGTTTCCGCCGTCCGTACCGTCGGATTCGCCGCGCGACTTCGGCTTGCTCGGCGGGGGTTTGGTGGGTGAGGTGCCAGTGGCCCCCGGGGCATCGGTATGGGTGGAGGTGGTCTTTCTGCCCGGCGGGGAGGCGGAGTGCGCGTTGGGCGCGCAGGGCGCGGGCTTGGGAGCGGTAGGCGTGTTTGGCTGGGGTTGGGCATTCGGTGCCGGGGCGGCGGGCTGGCATGTCGGAGGGCTTAGGCGGCATCAGGGCTCGATCCACGGCCAGCGTCGGCCGCAGGCGCGGCAGTAGGAGCCGATCGTCGGCGTGGGTGTGAGCATCCACGGTTCGCACTGGTGCGCGTTGGGGCCGGTGATTCTGGCTCGGTGTAGGCCCTCGTAGTCGCCTGGGTCGCGGTCGACGATCAGAGAAAAGACTTCCGGCGGAAACACGTAGGTCGCTGGTTGACGGTGATGGGCGCTCATGGTGCTGGTTCCTCGGGTGTCCAGCCGCTCACCCACCGCTCGACCAGGCTGGGATTACTGGCCCAGTCCGGCGCGGCGTTGTGGTCACGTTCCCAGCGCGTGTTGTTGCTCCGGATGACGGCGAGTTCGAGTTCGACGCGGGCTTTGTCGCTGCTGGCGGTTCCGACGTAGCCGACGGTGCCCATCGTGACTGCCCATTCGCGGGTGAGTCCGCCGAGTGCCGCCACCACAGCAGCGGCGGAGTGCGCTTCGTGCGCGGCAGCAGCCTGCCAACTGGTTGCGGCGTGGAAGTCCTGACCGCAGCGACACAGGACCGCATACGTCGCGACGTCGTCTTCCAGGGGGCCGTTGTCGATGACCCGAAACCCTCGGTGTCGATGAGCCGCAAGTACGTCGGCGATCAGGGCTGCGGCGTCGGCGGTCATGACTGCGCCCAATCCGGGTGGTGGATCAGCAGCGCCGGGAATCCGTAGGGCGGCACGATGGCCGCCCGCTGAGAACCGAACCACCAGATCCCGTCCTGCTTGTAGACCGGAGAGTGGTGGCAGTCCGCGACGATCGCACCGTCCGGCAAGGCGTTGAGTTGCTCGGCGGTGCGGATGGTGCACGCCTCACGCCACGCGTCACCCTGGTGCGCCTCGTGGGCATCCAGCACGCCCGCCATGAATCCCATCGGTTGGTCTGTGGTCCACGCGCACCCAGTGCACTGGCCTACCCAGTACCGGCCGTGTCGCACCTTCACTCGGTGCTGGCGAAGCACCTCGGCCAGCGTGGGGAACTCGGCGCTCATCGGCTCCACCTGACGACGGTGAATTTGGTGTCAGGCGAGTCGGATGGCCTGAGCGCGTGCCAGTGTCGGTGCCAGTCACCGTTCATGCCGCAGGGGTCGCCATGGCGTTCGCACCACTTGACGCGTGGCTGCTCCCATAGGTGGTGTTCGACGATGTTCACGGGCCGGTCGTCGCCCACGTCGCCTCCGAGTGCGTGTGCGAGGTCGGCGCGGAGGGCGAGGACGTCGAGGTTGTGGCCGCGGTGGATGCGCGCCCATCCCTCGTCGTCGATGTAGTCGGTGGGGTACCGGTCAGCGCTCATCGGACTTCCACCCGTCCATCGGGGTAGCAGATGGCAACCGGCCGGCCGACTTGCATGGCGTACCGAACAGTCATCCAAGTGCCGGACCGCTGGGACTTGGGGTCGTCCTCAGGCGCGCCGGCCAGGGCGAGGAGTTCGTCGGTGGCGTCGACGATGTCGCGGTTGCGGTCCAGGTACGGTTTCGCGGGCAGCCAGAGCGCGCGACCGTCGTAGGGCATGCGGAGCGCGGCGTTGACGGGTGGGTGAACGACCAGGCGTCGGCCGTCGATGCCGTTGTCGATGGCGGCCTGGTGGCTGGCTGCGTCGCTGCCGATGCATGCGCCGTGGTGCCATTCGAAGCAGTCGTCGAATTGGTGCCATAGCCAGTCGAGTTGGGCGTCGGTGGGTTCGTTGCGGCTGCCGGTGAATCCGCGTTTCGGGTAGCCGCTGTGGCCGATGGGTGATGTCACGGGGTCTCCTCGGGGTTGGGGCAGTCGGGGTGATGGCCTTGGGTTTCGACGTGCCACCCGCAGCGCGGACAGCGGTTGAGGGCACGTAGCTGGTCGGGGGTGAACAGCAGCCGGATCTTCGGATCAGTCACGGGTGATGTCCCGTCGACGGCGGATGATCTTGCGGCCGGCATTGACCGCGGCGGCTGAAGGCGACATTGCGTCTCGGGTGCCGTGCTCGGCGGCATCGGCCCCTGTGTCGAACAGCGGAACTGGAGAGCGGTAGTTGAAGCACGCCAGGATGTCGTCTTGTGTCATCGCGCCGTTGATGGCGGCAAGGCGCAGGCCGAGGAGTTGGTCGCCGTGGCAGCCGACCCAGCCGGCACATACGCGGCGCGCGTCATTCTCGGCGTCGGTTTGGTGGCAGATGAACAGTCCGGCGGGTTGTTGGCTGGTGTCTTCGTCGTAGCGGCGGAGTTTGGTGTATTCGTCTGGGTGCCAGACGCCGGATGGGACATCGCGCCGGTATGGGCAGGAGGCGCATGGTTTTGGTGCTGGGCCGCGGGTGTTCATCGTGTGTCCAGTCCGTAACGCCTGTATCGGCTGGCGTAGTTGGCGGCGTCCCGGCACGCATCACACGCCGGCTCTGAGCGGCGGCGGTGTTGGGCGTAGCCGCGTTCGGTGCCGTGCTCGATCGGCGCCAACGGCCGGTCATGGTCTTGTTTGGGGCGTTCGAACTCCTGGCCGCCCCAGATGCCTTCGGATCCGGTGCGGATCGCCTCGGCCCGGCACTCGGCGGTGACGGGGCATTCGGCGCAGACTTTCTGCGCGGCGGCCCGGGCGAGGGTGTCCTTCGGGAGTGGGTGCCACCAGTCTGGGCAGGGGTGGTTGAGGCACGCTGCTTGGTTCCGCCAGAGCTGGTCAGGCATCGACGTCGACTTTCACGTGACGCCAACTCTCCCCGGCTATCACCTTCTTGATCGAACTGGGATTGCACCCGTACCGCCTTGCCAGTCTGGGTATTTCGCCATACCCGTAGGGAGCGTTGCGACGAATGTCCCGAACGATTTCCTCCGTCAGGCGTGCGTCACGGTGGCGCTCACCGTGAGACCTGTTCCCGCGGCCTTTCTGAATACAATCAAGAATGTTGTCGGTATTACTGCCCGGGAATATGTGCGCGGGGTTGCAGCATGGCGGGTTGTCGCATCTATGGCACGCTTTGACATCGGTGGTTAGCACGTGACCCTGGAGAGCAAGGGCGACGCGAGATGCGGTGACAGGTACACCTTTCCGGATGTAGAACTGGCCGTATCCCTTTGAGTGTTTCGTAGATCCAAGCCACGGCCAGCAGTCATCGGCGCCGCGAATGTCAACCTTGGACCAGAACCTTTCGAGAAAGTGGGGCGGTGCGTCTCGCAGATCGAGCGGGCTTCTTGTGAGCTGCTTGCTCCACGCGCTCATAGACTCCCGTCGGCTCATCGGTCGGCCTCCGCGGCATCAGCGGCGGCGAGGAGTGCGGCAGCGAACACGCGGGCCTCGGCAGCAGACGTCACCAGGTCCAGGCCAACGTCACGGATGGAGACACCTCTGTGGTGGACACCAGATTCACCCAGGTACACACCCACGGTGCCGACGTCGTTGACGTGCCAGTCGCCTGCATTCTCGGGTAACTCGATCACGGCGTATCCAGCGGCCCGGAGCGCGTCGAGCTGGTGCTGAGAGTGCTCGACCAAATCCTCAGCCCACTCTCCACACGAGCAGATGGCGTGCTGGGCCAGCACTTCCGCCGCGGTCATCGGGGGTCCACCAGGCCGCGCCCGAACCCCCACAGCACCCGATGCCGCGCGAGTCGCCAACCACTGATCGGGGTGTACGAGTGCGGCCGGCACGTGTGCAGATACCAGCCGGGATCGAGCCAGGCGGTTGTGTTGCCGCACTGCATGATCCGCCACACACGGATCTGCTTGATAAAGAAAGCAGCCATCAGTCCTCCTCGTTGTCGGTCCATTGGTGCCCGCACACGCACTCATGCGAGCCGTCGTCGTGCTGGTCGTAGGTGCAGTTGTGGCCAACCCACCCGTACGCGTGGAATCCGACATCGCAATGCCCGCCAGTCGATTCCATGCACACGTACAACTCCCGCTCGACCGCGCTCACCGCGCCCTGCCTTGGTTGGCCAGGATCAGGATCAGCAGCACCGACACACCCCACTGCCAATGCGTGAATAGCAGCCACACAATCACCGCCACCACCAAGCCCCCCGACGACGAGGGCAGTCTCACGATTCACGGGTGTTTCCTCTCAAACATGTTGTGGCACTTCGCCGAGAACGCCGACTTATGTCAAGCTGGTCACCAGGTTTGCGCGGCCTCTTCGGTTGCCGTCGCCGGGCGCATAATCCAGAATCCGGCCGACTTGAGTTCGTCTACGACATGCGCCGCATGGGCCATACGTCCTGGCCCTGTCCACTCACAAGCTCGTGCTCCACACTTGTCGAACCTCACGCCGGGTACGTAACCATGGACCGCAATCACATCAGCAGCTGTCATCTCTGCTTCCTTTCGCCGATAACGTTGCGTTCGGTCATGTTGTGGTTCAACGGGTCACGCCCTTACCGCGCGGGGTCACGTCGCCCCCAACAGCCAGATCAAACCCCAACCCGCTGTCACGCCAACCCAATTCGTGACGGCCAGCATCAACGCGAACTCGAAATGAAACCTCACCGCAGCACCACAGTTCACCGGTCCCCCATCCGTTGCAGCCGGTCGTTCTCAACGATCGCGCCGAGCACCTTGTGTGTCAGGGCGAGCGCCCCATCGCCGTAGCGGTGTTCAACGAACCCGACTGTTTTGCGGCCCTGCTCGCGATAAACCACCCAGCGGTACGTGTTCACCGAATCCGGTGCGCTACCAGCACTCGTGGTCCTGGTGATCCCGACCGACGTGATCGGATCGTTGTTGACCTGAACATCGACGTAAACGCTCACCGCGGCACCACCGGGTACTCATCCCACGTGCGGCTGTCGAGCGTCCGGCCGGCTTGCTGCTTTCCGACGCGACGAATCGTGGCGAACGGGGCCGCGGCATGCTGGCCGTGCAGGTCCCCGATCCGCGCGTGCTGGCCGTCGAAGAAGACCAGATGGTCGTTCACCGTGCGGAAGTCGGGCACGTCCGGTTCGACCGGACGCCACTCCCCCCATTGCTTGAACAGGAACGGCACCCCGGCGACCTGGCACTGATCTCGGAGACTGCGTGCCCAGTCGGGGTTCATCGGACGGGCGCAGCGACCAGACTCGCCGCCGACGATCACCCAGTCAATGCCATCCAAGTCGACATCATCTATCGGTCCAAGCAGAGGCTCACACGAGAAGAACCTGACCGCGGCCGGCGTTTCACGTAAGGCGTCACCGCGGATCTTCGCCCACTGCTGATTCTCAGCCGAGACACCCAACCAGACGTTCGGCAGCGGCCACATCCCGACCAACTCAGACGCCGAGGGCGTCAAGTCCTCCACGAAACTGCTGAACTTGCGCGACCTGAGAAGAGACCTCATCCGCGCGTGCCGTTTCGTGAGCACCTGAAACGTGTGCTGCGGGCATCGAGCCATCACCGAGAAGACGCGTGCGATGTAGTCGTCATGCACTTCGTCGTGGAATAGGTCGGACATCGAATTGACGAAGATGCGTTTCGGCTTGCGCCATGTCATCGGCAACGACAACTTGTCAGGCCGACCCTGGACATCGAACCCCCGCTCGAAGTAGTGGCCCGGCGTGCCGCGGAACCGCTCGGCGAACGTCTCGGCGTAGCAATTGGTGCACCCATCGGAAACCTTGGTGCACCCAGTAACGGGATTCCATGTGGCGTCGGTCCATTCGATGCCGGTCTTGTCGCTCACCGCGGTACTCCTCGAATCGCGTACGGGCACGGCTCATCCGGGGCAACCGTCGGCATCAGCACATCCCGCCGATACACCGCCGCATCCACGTACTCCTCGAAGCCGGCCACCTCGACACCGGTCGCCTGATTCACAATCACGACCGTCCTCACGCCGCCACCTCGATAGCGTTGAGCAGTTGCCTGCCGATGTGCTCGGTGTAGGCGGGTGGAATTGCTTCAGCGATCTCTCTCCGGACGTCGGTCCAGTCGATACCCATCGCCTTCTGCCACTGCGCTACCGTCCCCTTTCCCCCACCATCGCCGTAGACGGCGAAGTACGGTCCGTCGAACCACTGACCATGCCGGTAGCCGGCCACGCGGCCGCGGTGCGGACGATGGGATAGCTGCTGCAGCGGCCTGTTCGATTCGAAGATCCGGTGCCGTATCACCGACAGCCCGAACATCTCCCCGCACAACGTGATCGGATCAATTAGCGGCGCCGTCGGCACGTTCTCGATGACGTACGGAAGACCCAACTGTTGCAGGAGCTCACGCGTCGGCGGAACCAGGTCGGGATAATCATCGACGTTCGCATTGTTCCCCCGGTTATCTGTAACGACTTCCGTGGGTGTGTAGGACTGTGTACGACGTACGGTCGGCATCCCCGAATCCCCGTGGGGAACAGTGTTATCTGTAGCGGTGTAACCGACGTGAACACACATCAGCCGACCCCGCGCGGCTTCAGGTAGTAGTCACATCCGCAGGTGCATCGGGATGGCACCGCACGTAGCTTTCCGGTCGATTCATCGAAAGCTGTCACTTCAAGGTGGCGCCCCTCCATGTGACCGCAGACGGGACACCGGGAAATCTTCGCTTTCAGCGTTTGGGGCATGGATAGGCACGCAGGGTGGTGCGCACGCCCACCGTTGAGGTCCAACTCGGCTTGCCCTTCTGGGATAGCCTCGCCGCATGTTGCGCAAGCGTCGCTCTTACTAGTCATATCGGCGGATGGTTCCTCTCTCTGCGTCGTAGACATGTGAACCAGGTTGTCGGGGTGGATTATTCGACCTACTCATGTGCAAGTGGTGCTGAACTGCGGCAATGTGGCGCATCGATCGATTCGTTACGGATAAGATGTGGCAAGGGTCGTGTAGCGCTGACAGGGCGGCGACGCATGGATGGCATCGAACATGGTGCCGTTGTCCACAGCGCCGCGCAGCCAGGCGATCGCATCAGTCTGGAAGAACTCGAACGGGTAACTGGGTTGCGGGTCGATGTCGACGCCGACTACTTGAAACCCCGCGCGGTGATACCCCATACCGGCGCCACCTGCACCGCAGAACAAGTCGAGAAGCAGTGGGCGGTTCACGATCCGCTCACTTCGCCGCAGGGTGGTTGGGTGTCGATGCGGTGAGCGGCGCGCTCGGCGTCCTGCCTGGTGTCGAAATGCTTGCCCCCGACTGGCAGCAGCAGCGACGGCAGACCGTCCCACCCGTACGCCCGCAACAGCCACTGCGCACCGACATGACGGATCCGGTACCAGCCACGCACCCCGGCCGCGGTGGCGAGAAGCTCGTTACGGCCGACCGGACGCCACACCAGGCCCGTAGTCGCGGTGGTCACGAGGCAGCACCCTTGCGTTGATTGTTGCCGCCCTTGCCGATGCCGAAAGTCCTGTTGGACACCTCGATCTTGCGGCCCGGTTTCTTGTTGTACAGACCCATGATCACCAGCGCGGTCAACACCGGCAGCGTCCCAGACTGCATGTCCCGCAACGCCACAGCCTGAGTCGACAACTGCCGCGGCATCACATCCAACAGCGCATCAACCAGACGCTCCAGGTCAACATCGTCGCGCAGCTTGTGCAAGATCAACGCCAGACCATGGATGATCGGCGCGTCGAATCCCTCACGCCGCCGACCCCAGATACCGATGATCAGGCCCAGCACCTCATCGAGGAGCGCGTCGTCGATCTCGGCTACCTTCTCCAACGTGCCGACGCACCCGACATTGCCTTCATTCGGCGCGGGATCCATTTTGAGGTGGTGTTTGTCGAGGACGGCTTGGACGCGGACGATGATCCATTCGCCGGCGGCTAGCCGTGCCCGGTAGTGGTCGAAGCCGTTGATCTTCTTGCGTTGCCGGTTCAGCTTGTCGAACAGTTGGGCTTCCTGCTCGACCGTCAAACCCTCGTGGACGTTGGCGACGAGCTTCGGCGGTTCGGTGAGATTCCTTGCTGCCGCCCAACGGTGCTGACCATCAATCACCGCGTACCGTGGTGAGGCGCCCTCGCCGCGGTCGGACACCTCGATGATCCCTGCGAGTCTCCGGTCCCAGCCGGCGGACATCTTGCGGGCGTGTGTGGTGTCGAGGAGCCGCTGGTATGTGGGGTCGGCGAAGATCTCGCTGGGGTCCAGGACGGTCACGTACACGTCCGACGAGGCGGTCACGATTGGCCCCCGTTGATGTGTTCCAGCCGGTAACGCATCTCCCCGACCCGGCCGCGCCAGTAGCTGAACTGCACCGTGATACGCGGATCGAACAGGGCGATCGTCGCGCGGGCCGCCCGGATAGCACCACTACGATCCACATAGGTTTCCGACACCAACGTCGGCTGACCGTTCCCGCGATCCACCGTGTACCAGTATGTCGGCGGCGAGACATCGTGATTCTCCTGCTGCCGCACAAAAATCGGGCGTTTCATGGCTGTTCTCCGTTCGGATAATCGAGCTCCAGCCACAACGCGGCCCCCGTGCCGTCCGGCTGGTGGATGACAGGCTCAGGGGTAGACAGGTGATCGGCGTCGTCATCGGGCACTATCCCGGCGTCCACGAGGCCATCCACCAAGGCTTTGACGGTCGGCCAGAGGTTGTGACGGTCACGCCGCCGGCGATCCCTCGGCCTGTAATGCAGGGTGACGACGAGCATCTCGGTTCGGGGTGCTTTCCGGCCCAGCAGGGCTGCGACCTGCCGGACATCCTTCGTGACTCTGGCCTTGGCCCTCCAGTGCATCCGCTGGTTGGCCGTCAGCGGCGGCAGCTTCCACGGCAGGTCGATCCGGAAGCGTTGCGGCCCAACCTGCTCGGGCGCCGGTGGCTCCGGTGGGGGTGGCGGATCGAAACCGGGGAGCATGTCAGTCGACATGCGACTCGTTGACCTCGTTGACTGCGTCAGCGATCGTCTGCGCCAGCGGCCCCCGCGGGTTCTCCACCGTGACCGTCACCCCGTCGGCCTTCATGCCCTGCAGGATCGTCACCAACTCCGCCTCACCCAGCACCGACTCGATCGTCGGCTCGTCCGTCGCCTCACCCGGCGACGGTGTCCGCGGCATCGCAGCACCCAACCAGGTGTCCCCGATCTGCACGCGCTGCAGCAGCCGATCCTCGGCGCGGTAGAACTCCATCGGCGCCGACCGCCTCGCGGAGATCTTCACCAGCGGCTCCAGCACACCGGAGCCCCACGTCGTCTGCAGCGTCGGCGCCCTTCCGGCTTCGGCCCCGCCGGCCAGGAGCCGGCGAACCGTGTTGATCGGGAACACCGACTCATCGGACGCGTGGAACTGAAACTCGGTGTCCGAGTCGAACAACGCCGGCGTCTCCGACAACGTCACCGTCCAACCTGGATGATCACCGGGTTCGGCGTCGTCCGGCAGATCAGCCATCACCATGTCGATATCGACCGTGTGCTCGTTGTTCTTGTCGCCCTTCTTAGCGAGCGACTTGCAGATCGCGCGGACGCTGGCGGTCGACGACACCGGCCACACCGACGGGTAACGGAGCTGCCCATCGCAGCGGATCCAGGTGTGCCCCAGCACGTAGCCGGTCGACGACGTGACGGCCAGCAGGTCGACGTTGCCGGGCTCGTCCTTGTACGGCGCCCGGTAGGTGGCGATGTGCACGCCTTTGTCGTTCGAGGTGCGCAGCGCGTCAGTGAGCACCTCGACGAGCTGCTTGGTGGCGACGGTGATGGTCATAGCTTGTCTCCTGTGGTGGTGCGGGTTTCGATGCCGTATGCGGCGAGAACATCCGGGGTGACTTGTGCATCAACGACGGCCGGTGGCAGCCCGAACGCTTGCTCCAACGCCTGCACCTGCGCCAGTTGTGCGTGCGCTGCGGCCCGGGCTACGAGGTTGCGGGTGATCGACTCAACGACGCAGTCATCAGCCTTCGCCAACAGGCGCTCCGCTTCGGCGAAGTGGTTCATCGCTTGTCGTCCTGCTGATATTCGGCGATGATCGCCGCCGCCCCCGCCTCCGTGATGTCCGACTCCGAACCGATCGGCTGACCAGCAATCCCGGAAACAACGATGTACCAACCCTCATCGTCACCGTCATAGCCCTGCGCGGAACGGATCTGCTTGATCTTGGCGAGCTGTGTCTTGGTTGCCATCATCACCTCACCCGCCTGGGGTTCGGGTGCCGGCTCCGGCTTAGCCCTCCGCGCCGAGGACCGCGCGATCGCCTCCTCTGAAACGCCCTCGACTGGCGGGAACAACTCATCCTTGTCGTAGCCATCGCGCGTGATCGAGGTGTAGGTGATGCCCATCTGAGCGACATCGCCGGCGTCCCACTGCCCGCGCTTCTTGCCCAGTTTCGCCTCAATCTGCGACTCGGTAACACCGATGCCCTTGAACCCTGCCAACATCTCAGACACGCGCTGCGCCAGCGGCTTACCCTCACCGTGCTCCAACGTCTGCCGGCAGATGTTCTGCGCCTCCTCGGTGAACCACTTCGGCAGAACATTCGAGATGCACTCACGCACCGCCCGCGCGGCCACGTTGTTGTTGTTGTTGGTGATGTCGCCCAGGTTGGTGAGCTTCTCCCGGTCGCGGCCCTTCATCCGCTCGTGCGGAACCACGTAGGTGCGGGAGGTTCGCGAGTTCGTCTGCATGTCCCACGCGAACGCCTCGATCTCCGAGCCGTTCTCGTTGCGGGCCAACTCTTTCGACCCGTGCTCGATGTTCCCCCAGATGCGCGCCAGCTCCCGCATCAGGTGAACGGACGGCCCGTTGCCACGATTCGGGACTTGATAGAAGGCCTGGTTCGCCATCGCCAAGGTGCGGCACACCTCCTGCATCTCAGCGGTCGCGCGTTGAATGTTGCGGGGGCAGTTCTGCGCAACGACGATCTGCGCCTGGACCTGCGCGACGGCGCGGGACTGCTCAACCGCCGTGGCCTGACTGATCGTGGTGGGTGCAGCGGCCGGGGGCCTGTACTGAACGGGCGTCGACATAGGGGTTATTCCTCTTCCTGGTAGTAGAAATAGTTGGGCATTTCGACGGTGGTGATTCCTGGCCCGTAGCTGGGCCATACGTCGCTTCGGGTGCACTTCGCGAACAGGTCGACTGCAGCACGCATCTTCTGCGCGCCTACACGGACGGCCCGAGATGGAAGTCGGGTGACTGAAACCATGTGCGGTGGTTCGGTTTCGACATTGATGAATACAAAGTCGATGCGTTCAGGATCAGGCGCCAGCCCTGTAGCCGCGGCGGCCGTCCGATACCAGGCGTCCTGAATGTGCAGGCCCGTCTTCGCCGCCACCGCGCCGCCCCAAGCCCTCGGGTCAGCCGTGACGCTGGTCGTCTTGACGTCGGCGATGAGCAGCCAGTCGTCGACGAAGCTGAAAAGGTCGAAGCGACTCCTCAACCGGACGTGGGTGAGCGGATCGTGCCAGTAAGCAGAGTGCTCGACAGCGTCCGGAGCGGCGAGCAGCTCGCCGGCGGTTTCATGGCCGAGTAACGCAGCCACCATCGCGTCACCGAGAGCTGCGTCTTTGGTGAGTATCGGCACCTTCCCCTCGGCGTACGCCTGATCACGTTCTTCCCGTGCAGCTTTCGTCTTGAAGTCCGGGTAGTCGAGGATGGCGACGGGTTCGCCTACGCCAAGCGCTTTGCCGTGCACGTAGTGGCCGAGGTCGAAGTAGGACTTCTGCACTCGCGGCTGTGTGCGTGACCAGTGGAACTTGTACGGTGACTTCAGGAGAGCCTTTGCCGATGAGCACGATAGGCTGCCCAGATCGCCGTGGTAGACAGTCTCCGGCACGTCGCCGAACACGCCATCCTCTGCGGGGACTGCGGTCATCGCATGTCCTCGCGTGCGTCGCTGCGGTCACCGCATGTCAGTCCGGTGCCGACACCGATGTACGGCTCCACATCCAGTTCGATCTCCGGCGCGCCATGCCGCCACCGCTGCCACTCATCGACCTCGTGCGCGTACATCAGGCTTCCGAACCGAAGACATGCCACACCAGCCCAGACGGTGTGACCACAGTGCCGATGAACGAATCAATCCGGGCAGCTTCGGGCATCGGGTTACCGGTGCCAACTACCCAGACATCCAAGTTCTTCGGCGCCAGAATCTCGTAGTCGAGAGTCCATAAGTCGATGGCGACGTCCTGAATTTCGGGGATGCGGGAGACGGCCACCGATAACGGTTTCCCTCCGGCCGGGAGCCGGACGGTCTGGTAGTCGGTGATGGCGATCTGATGGCGGATTATCCTCATGTCTGGTCCCCCCCGGGCCGCGGGCAAATCCATGACCCACGCGAACAGCTCCGACTTCGGTAGATCCAGGTTCACGGTGGCCAGCAGCAGCACCGCCAACTCCTGCAACTGCCAGCGGTCCATGCGCTCCAACGCATTCCAGGTCAGCAGCGGGTTCTCTTCCTGCAGGCGCACAGCTAGGTCGATCGCGACGTCGGCGGCGACCTCCAGTTCGGCGGCGCGTTCGTCGGTGATCTCGTCGGCGCGGGGCGGTAGGGGGATCACGTTGTCGGGTGGTTCGGGCAGGGTCCGGTTGCGGGTCACGTTCCGCGGTGTCAGGCCTACACGGTCTGCGATCTCGTTGGCGGTGAGGCCGGCACGGGTGAGTTCGTGGACCTGCCGGCGCCGCTCCATGAGGTCGGCCTGGAATGCGGTCGGGCCGTAGAACTCTTTCTCGGCAGCTTCCACGCACTCGTTGATGTGCGCGGCCAGTTCGATGATGGCGGCGGTCATGCGAACGTCTCCGCGGTGTTGGTGCAGCGGCAGCGCTTCAACGGGGCCACTTTCGCCGCATGGTTGCCGCTAGTCTTGCGGCGGCGCAGCTTCAAACACCCATGCTCGTTGTGCATCCACTGGGGGCACGAGCAGTCCGGGCACGGCGCATTCAGGCGGTGTGCCAACGCGATCGGGTATTTCACAACGACCTCCGGATGTCGTCGACGGATAGGGACAGGTGGTTTCGGCGGCGGTGACGGCCACGAGTCCGCCCCGACACGCGGGAGACCGGCATCGGCTCCGCGTTGAGCTTCTCCAGCACCGACGTCCCGAGCTGCGCGCACGCCGACGCCGGGATCACGTACTCACACAGCACCCGCGACCGGCGCACACTCCACGACGGCAGCGGCCGCAACGGCGGCAGATTAGGCAGGACACCGCCTCTGGCATAGCCGGAGCTGAATCCCTTCGCATGCACAGCGTGCGCCGCCAACCAAGCGTCCTGGGCGTCGATCGGGCACCACACCCGCCGCACCGCCGTCACTTCGACCGCCGATACGCGCGAGCTATAACCGTGGCGCCAACGACATTCAAGACAACAGCGAGTACCGCTAGCCAGGCCGGCACGTTCCCAACGATGCCGTTGTAGGCATTGACTGGAATGCAGACCAACAAGAACACAAGCCCCACGACAAAGTGAAGGTTCCTCATCGCAGCACCCCGCCCACCCTGGCGGTCACCGGCACCGGCCGCGGCGCCCACTTCGCGATGAACGCGTCCAGCAGGTAGCCGTACTCCGGGCAGCCGATGATGACGGCCACCGTGACCGCCTCACCAGCCTCACCCGCTGTCAGGCCGTCCCGGACCGCGATCATGACGACCTGCTCGACCGACTCCACGTCCGGTAGCAGCTCCAGGTTCGCGCACATGGAGCGGAAGTGCTGCGCCGCATACACATCCGCCCGACCCGACACCGGATCAGCACCAGCCGGAGCCGACAAGATGAACGCGGCGCTGATCGGAATGAACATGAACACCGCCAGCAGCAGGGTCAAGCCGACGTTCCCCAGTCGGCGCCTCACAGCGACACCTCGTCATACGTCGCAGCGAAGATGTCCGGCTTGCACGGGTAGAACTCGCCCTGGACGCCACGGATGACCCAGTCATTGACGGACGCCGTCATTGTGCCTTCGAGCGTTCGGATGGCAATGCTGTGTGGGCAATCGCCGCCGAACTTCGTGCACCGGTCCGGGTCGCTACAGAGATACGTGGCAGAACCGTCCCCGCTGAGGATCCAGTCGATGATCGGCGACGCGCCGGCATCGGTGCCATCCCACTGCATCGCCTCGATCTCGACGGGCTTCTTGCAGAAGCGCTTCGGCTCGCTCACAGCGACACCGCCTCAGCATCGGCGCCCTCACACGCCAGGTAGCTCGCAAGGTTCGGCGACGCCGCGATTACGGCCTCCACCTTCGCGTTCAGCCTCCGCCAATCCGCCGGCGTCACCATGATCGCGAGACCATCGAGGCCGCCGGGATGCACCTGGATCCTCCCGTCGCGGGAGTCCAGGACGACTGGCTCGTGCGCACCATCTGTGGTGGACACGACGCTCAGTCGGATACGATCCGAATCTGACACAGGGTTTTCCTCTCATGGGTTGTTCTGGTGTCACTGGCCCCGGGCGGCTGCATCCGCGTCGGGGCCGAACTCTTAGGGGTTGGGATCGAGCAGTTCCGCGAGCCGCAGCGCACGACCAGGGCTGATCAACTCCGTGGCGTAGGCACGCAAGTGGGCGGCGAATTCGGCTGGCTCGTAGGGCTCCAGCAACTCAAGGACGAGCGGCACATCTAGGCTGGGGCGCCCGGCGGCGGGCGGGGTCGGGGAATCGCTCACCGCCGCCGGGCAAGACCCACCATCACCACTGACGGCAGGGAACAGATACGGGTCCTCGCCGACCAACGGCTCAACAGCCACGCCTCGGCGCTCAGCGTCCGACCGCGGCACGCTACGAACCGCCAACTCCCCCAACACCCCGAGCGCATTCCGCAACACAGTGATCACCGGCCTGCTCCCTTCGGAACGATCTGCCCGCATTCGAGGCACCGTTCATGCAGTGCATCGCCACCAATCCACGCGACCGGGTACGTCTTGTCATGCGAGCAATCCCCGAGCACGGCGTCGATCTGCGCCTCCACTGCCTCGGAACGCTCCCACCACCGAGGTTGATCACCATCCGACTCCGGAAGCTCCGGCTCCGGCTCGGCCGGCCGGAAATCCTGCGGCGCCAACCGATCCGGCCACAACGCATCACCAAACCGCTCACCAGACGACGGCCGTCGACGCACGAGGCGCTTCAACCAACCCCACACGCGCATCACCGGACACCCCCAACCGCGCGCGCCGTAGCGGACTCCGAACGCGCCTGGGCCAGCTCGGCCTCCAACTCACGGATCCGCTCCACCGCGTCATCGAGGTTGGCCTCGGCGGCGTCCAGCTTCTGCTGCAGACCGTCGGCACGCGTCCACTCGTCACATGCCTCCGACTCGTAGTGATGCACCTCGTTGCCCTGCGCGGCACACAAGGCAGTCGAGTACCGCAACATGTTCGCCAGATTGAGAATCTGCGTCCGCTGGTCAGTGTCAGCAGCATGATGCAGATAGGTGTCGACCAAGCTCGCGATCTTGTGCGCCAACTGCTTCGTCGTCGGCGTCTTCTCACTCAACGCCCGCAACTCGGCCAGCTCATCGACCACAGCGTCTGCAGCGGCGTTCGCCTCCCAGAACTTCGACGCCGGCGTGTGAATACCGGCCAGCGGCACCGCCATCCGAAGGGCACTCATGACGCCGCCTGCAACGCATTGATGTACGCATCGATCTGTGCGTCCGTCGAGAACCGCCGCGACCCGATCGTCACCGACCCCAACTCGCCCGACTTCCACAACGCGAACACCGTCGTGCGGGAAAGCCCACCCAGCCGCTCTGCCGTCGCCTGCCAGTTGCACAATGCCGCGCTCATGCCGCACCGCCGATCTGACGCGGCAACTCCAGCGTGCCGTTCGCGTCGATGTAGCGGGTGATGCGCTCCCACGCGTACGACTGGCCCTCCGGAGTGAGCAACCCGGTCACCACATTGCGGCCGTTCTTCGTGTCGCGTCGGTTCTCGCACAAGCCCCGACGGATAGCGTCGGTAGTGGCGTGCCCGTGATCAGAACGGTTCCCGCCGACGAACAAGTGCAGCTTCTTGGAGAGGAACTCACGGATCTGCTTGTGCAGGACATGGATGCCCTGTTCCTCGGCCCACTCGATCACCTCGCGACCGAAGTCCGTCCGATTGACCGAACCCGTCGCCGCGGCATGGGTCCTCGCGCGCTCGACCAGCGGCCGCTCAGCTTCCCGCTGAGCCTCCAACGCCACCCGCTGCTCATGCTCGACGCGATACATCTGCACGGCCTTGGTCGTCGCCTGTGCCAGGAGAGCGATGTCATCGACGCTCGTCAGGTCGAAACTCGCTACCGGTGCACGCTGAGCGAGCATCTGTCGCATGGCGTAGAACCCGGCCACCAACCGCTTCTTGAAGTCCTTCACGACCGGGCTGTTGCGGAGGTACGTCATGAGCAGCGCGGCGGCCGGCTCATCGAGAACCGCGTACTCCGTCGGGCGTCCGCCAGACTTCGCGATTTCAAATCGCAATGTCCCGATCTCGCTCAGGTCGACGGAGTTGTCGCGGATGAGCTTGATGACCGACGCATGCTCATTGCCGGTCTGCTCGGCGATCACCAGCGATGTGGTGAAAGGCTCGCCGTCGTTGCCCATGAACACCAACTCGGTGGTGCTTAACGCGGAGGTCATATCGTTGGTCACGCTTCGTCCTTTCGAGAGGGATGGGAGCCACCGGCGGCGGGCTTGTTCTTGGCGGGACGACCCGCCGCCGGTGCCAGAACAGGGGGCGGAGGCACTTCATGACCACACGCGGCGATCTGTGCAATGCCATCCGCGCGTTGAAAGGGCTGCTGCCCGAGACGATGCACCGCAGCATCGGCACGATTAACCACGTCCTCGTCCAAGCAGATCTGGCGAAGAACGAAGTAGCTGAGAGCAGCCTCGACCCCGAAGCTGTCCTGGTGCTGAACCTCGTTCTCCGGATTGTCGAGCTGGAGTCCAAGGTGGAGATCAGTGCGGGGCGCGAAGGAATCTCGAACGACCGAATCGCCGCCTTGTTTAGCGAATTTCGATGATCGTGCGTAAAGCGGCGAGATCTCAGTGCTGAAGTAGTTCGGCCCGAGACCTGCCTGCTCGTACAGGTAGTCCATCAGCAGGTCTGTCACTTCACTGAGTTCGTTCGATGCAGCGCAGATCATGCTGACACCTGCCTGCCACCAGTGCTGTGCACATCGCTTGTAACTGCAGTGCCAACTTCGATCTCGTGGGCCTCGAAGAGGTCCTCCCAGTCGACATCGAGACGAGCAGCGAGGGCGAGTGCGAAGTCCTCCGAGATGTTGCGCATGTCCCCGCGCTCAATGAGTGAGATGGCCTGCTGTGAACGCCGAACCAGGTGCGCCAAATCTGCCTGGCTGAGACGTAGGCGTTTCCGACGGCGACGAATCCGATCGGGGTCTTTGACCCTCATCCAGTACTCCTTCCGCCTGCGCGGTGGTCGCTTGCGAACCATGTTGCCCTCCTCTGGTCGTAATTACAAGTGCAGTACACAGTAATTGTCACTACTTGTCAACGCCACAAGCGGGATCCGACGCAATGTTCTGGGAGGATGCGCTTGTCACTTGTAACTGCTCTTGTGACGCCACGTAGCACAAGGAACAACCAGCGAGGGAGTCTCAAGCCGTGAACGAGACCGACACCCTGCGCGGGCTGATCGCCAAAGCCCGCCGCGAACGCGACAAGTCAGTGCGCCAGCTCGCACTGGCCGCGCAGGAGGCCGGCCACAAGATCGTCGGAACGACGCTCAACGCCATCGAGGCCGGCACGTACCACTCAGTGCCGACGGCCGAGACCATCCGGGCAATCGGATGGCTGGCGCGGGTGTCCGACGAGATCGCGTTCGCAGCAGCAGGCCGACCCGTCCCAGGGCCTCCGTTCGCGGAGGAGTTACCCCCCGGGGTGGACGACCTGACGTCCCCAGAGCGTCGCGCGGCGATAGCCATGTTGCGCGCGCTCGTCTCGCAAAGGCAGGAAATCAACCGCTATGTGGATCAAGCTTCTGGTAATTCGCCCGCGACGTCGAGAGCACCGTCGGAAGCCGACGAAAACCAGGAGGCAACTGTGCTCCCGCTCGTCGCTCGAACCGTCGAGGACGAGCCAAAACCCGAATAACACGGCTGTTATTCGAGGTCAGAACGTTTCCAATACAAACAACTTGTCGGGGGTCACAGCTAGCTTTCAGGGCCATGGGCGACCGATGGCATCCGTGGCGATACGCAGCAGAACACTTCCCGGACGTCATCATCAACTCCCATCGGGAACTCCCCGACCGCGTGTGGGGCATGACCAGTTTCCCCCTCCGGAAGGTCTGGCTGTGTCGGCGACTCCGGCAGGTACACCGCCGCTGCACGCTCACCCATGAGCTGATTCACCTGGAGCGCGGGCCTGTGCCCGACTACCTCCTGGCTGCCGAGGAACGCATCGTCGATGAGCTGGCCGCGCGCCGGCTCATCGAACTGCCGGACCTCATGGAGGGGCTGCGGTGGACCCGCGACCCCGAAGAACTCGCCGACGCGCTCTGGGTGGACCGCTCCACCTTGAACACGCGCATGCGGACCCTCGACCCCGTAGAGGTCGCCGACCTCGAACACGCACTACAGGACGAATGGCTATGGATCCCCTGACCGACACCGACCGAGCGATCCTGGACCTTGAGCACCAGTGGTGGCCGACGGCCGGCGCGAAGGAAGACGCCGTCCGCGCGCTCGGACTGTCGCCGGTGCGGTACTACCGCCGCCTGAACCAACTGATCGATTCGGAGTCGGCTTTGACGTACGACGCCGTTGTCGTGAATCGGCTGCGCCGCATCGCCGGCCGCGAGGACCGCTGATGCCCCGCCAACGACTCGCCCCCGGCGAGCACGGCAAGGTCACCACCACGCGCACCGGAAACGCCTGGGTGGCTTCGACATACGTTCGCCTCCACACCGGCCAGCTCCGGGAGCGCGAAGCCTCCTCGGCCAAGTCCGCTGAGGATGCCCGCCGGACCCTCCTACGCCGTATCAAGGCCGAGCTGGAGCGGTCGGTGCCGACCGGCGAGATCACGATGCGCACCACCCTCTCCCAACTGTTCGAGGCGTGGATCGCCGCGAAGACCGCCGATGGGCTCAAGAAGCAGTCCGAGGATCTGTACCGGCAGGCCTGGCGGCTCCACGGTCACCGGCAGCTCGGCGCCCTGCGGATCGCCGAGTTGTCGACCAGCCGGGCCGACGCCCACTTCCGGGACATGCCGCCGTCGCAGGCGCAGACACTGCGGGTGGTCCTCACGGGCATGTACGCGATGGCCGCCCGTCATGATGTCGTGCGCACCAACCCGATCCGCGAGACGCAGCCGGCGGCGACGCAGCGGAAGGCGGCCCGGGCGCTGACGGCGGCGGAGTTGGAGGAGGTGCGCGCAGCGGTGCGGGCGTACGCCGCGCCCAGTGGTCGGCCGGGGCCGCCGCGCGGGGTCATGCTGCCCGCCTACGTCGAACTGTTGGCGGCCACCGGCGACCGGCCGGGCGAGGTGTTGGCGATCCGCTGGCCGGAGGTCGATCTGCTCGGCGATCCGCCGACGGTCACGGTGTCCGGGACGCTGATCGATCACGGCCGGATCCGCGGGAAGGCGCTGCACCGGCAGGACGTCCGAAAGGGTGACGCGCCACCACACACGGTGCTGCTGCCTCAGTTCGGTGTGGATGTGTTGACCGAACTGTTCGGCCTCACCGGTGCCGCGGACGGGCCGGTGCTCACCAACCGCAACGGTGACTGGATCAGCCCGTCGAACATCGCGAGCGCGCTCCGTGAGGCGCTGTCGCCGTACGAGCATCTGCGGTGGGTGACGCCGCACAGTTTCCGTCGGACGGTCGCGACGGTCGTCCGGGACGGCATGGGCATCGAGGCGGCGCAGGCGCAGCTCTCCCATGCCCAGCTCTCGACGACGGAATCGCACTATGCGCAGCGCCGGACGGTGGGGCCGGATGCCCGCGCTGTGTTACAGAAGTTCGCTGGAGACCAGGACGGTACGTGATGAATTTACGGGGAAAATACGGGATTCGACCCCTGGGAGCAGAACAGGCCAGGGGCGAAATGCCTCTGACCTGCTTGTTTTGGCTCCCCCGGATGGACTCGAACCATCAACCGTCCGATAAGGCCACGGCGTCCGTTGATGTTCAACCAGGTAAGTGAAAGTGCAGGTAGATAGCGGTGACCGTCTTTAACAGTTCACTGCCGTGCGTCCCGATTGATGGCGCATCACAGTCGTTTATACGGGGAAAATACGGGCTGCACATCCACAGCGGGCCGTTCACTCAATCCACGACGCTGCTAACCGACTGCGGGATAGCTGGCAGTACAGCTATATTGCGGCCATGACCATTGCTGTCGGCGTGACGATCCTGGTGTGGCTGGCGTGCGCCGTGGCCGCCCTGCTGGTCGGCCGATCCCGTGGCTTCAGCGCCCGCGCCACCTTCATCGTCGGCCTCGTCTTCGGCCTCATCGGAGTGATCGCCGTCGCCGTCACCCCCGAGTCGGCTGCCCGACAGCTCGGCCAGAGCTGGAGCCAGTCCACCAAACTGGTGCCGGCGATCGTCGCTGGTGTCCTCATCGCGGGCGGCCTCGTCGCCACCATGGCTGCGCTCAACGTCCGGTTCGAGGTCGTCATCGGGGCATCCATCGGCGCCGCGTTGTTCGTCGCGCTGGTCATCACCGTGGCGGCGGAGCGGGGTCCGGCGACGCAGGACGCGCCTCGCCCATGAAGATGGTCCGTGTAGCTCTGGCCGCGGCGGCAGTCGCCGGCGGCAGTATCGCGCTCGCGGCCCCGGCGTCGGCTGGCTGCATGGTGAACATGCTCGGCGCCCAGTACTGCGACGCGCCGGTCCGCCCCGACGGGACGTGGCAGCGGTGCTGGTCCACTCAGCAGCAGTTCTATCCGACCTTCGGCTCCGGCGGCTTCCAGAACGGGTTCGGCTCCGTCCCCGCGATGGGAAACTGCTACGACGTGAACCCGGCTGATCCGTGGCCGGTGGTTCCGATCGGGCAGCCGCAGTACTACATCCAGTGACCGTCACCGGCGGACACATGTGATCGGAACCGCCGGGCCCGCTGCCGCGTCTAACCCTGGCATGGACGATATTCAGCAGCGAGTCACCGCGGCGCTCCGGGAGTTGGCCGCCGCCTATGGGTGGCCGTCAGCGTTCGTCGGGTCCGGTGCGGACGCGGCACCCGTCGGTCAGCGATGGCCCGTAGGTGACGTGACCGCACGCCCGGCAGAACCAAGTCTGGTGCCGTACACCGCAGTCGCAAGTGGCAGTCCCGACCAACACCTCGTTCGGTCCCAGCGGGTCCCCATTCGCGCAGCGCGACGGCGACAGCGTCACCCAACGGTCGCCACGCCTGACCAGTTCGCCGACCTCCGCCACAACACGGAAGACTAGTCCTCATCCACATTGTGTCGGGCCCGCCGTGCAGCCCCGATCGCTTCGCGTGCACGCATCGTCTGCTCGGCATCGGCCGGCACCAAGCGGATCAGCTCGAACATGGCGTCGATCAGCGAATCGATAGCCATATCCCGCGCGGCCGTGCGCCGTTCCGAGCGCTCCAGTTCCGATTTGCAGTCCCGGGTGGCTTCCTTCGACTCTGACAGTGCTTCCTTGAGGGATTGCACCGCTACCGTCGTCGGAGTGGCCTCCGCCTCTGCCGAAGCCTTCTTGCCCTCGCCGCGGCTCTTCGGCCATGCCACCGCCGCGGAGATCAACGCCGCCATACCCAGCGTGAGCGCCCACTGCCCGATCTGCGCCCAGTTCATTGGCGGTCCCGGATCATCATCCTCCACACCAGGCCGGCACGTACGGCGCATCCCAAGGCGGTTCCTCCATACCCGACGGCCAGCGTGGTGTTCCACGACGGCGCACTGGCGGGCAGGTTGAGCGAGTAGAACATCAGAGCGACAGCGCACCCGAACATCCCGGCGCGTTCGGTCTTCGCGCCCAGGGGTTCCCGACGGATGACGGCTGATGCGATGCACGCCAGGGCCGAGCACAGCACCAGCGTCGAGAAGGCTCTCTGAGACCAGAATGTCATGTCGCGGACGACCGTCGAGCCGGTCGGCCCGAATGCCAGCTGCGACACCGCCGAGTAGGACAGGAACACCATCGTTCCGAGGACGACGGGGTGGCGGGCATCCCGCTGCCGGTTACGCACGGCGGTTCTCGTCTTTGATGTGCAGCCGGTACATGACGGCGAAGCATGTCCATGCGATGACCGCGAGCGGGTTGACCGTGTCGACTGGGTTGTCGAGCATGTCGCTGGTGAACGCGAGGACCGCGGCGGCGTCGAGGGCGCAGAACCACAGGAACGCGATCCGGGCGCCGAGCAGGCGTGCCCGGATAGATTCGCGGCGGCACCCGTACAGCAGCGCGAGGCCAGCCGCGAGGATGACCGCTCCCCACGTCGCCGGGCTGCCCGGCACTTCCAGGGCGTAGGTCCACGCCGCGGCGGTCCAGCGGGTGCTGCCTGATTCGACGTGGGAGGCGATGATCGTTGCGCCGAACGCAGTCGCGATCCAGCCCAACGCGCGCGCGTTGCGGCTGATGATCGCCGCGCCCAGCGCGGTCATCGCCGCGTGGACTTCAGGAACTGCTCCACAAGGTCGAGTGCTGCGGCCGTCGGCGCCCCGATGATCGGTGTGCCACCGATGGCCTGGTTGACGCCCTTGAGGATGTTCTCGAGTGCAGTGTCAGCTTCGGCGGCGGAGGCGGCGCGGTCGTCACGTTCTTGGACTGCGGCCTGGACATCACTGATCACACGTTCGTCGACCGGCGCTGGAGGCCCGGTGGGGGCGGGCCGGTTCGGGACACCGAACGTCGCGACGCCGGTGAGGATCGCCACGACGGACCCGAGGTACACCGACCATTCGGCTGGTGCGTTGACGGACACGAGGAAGGTGGCGACGGCTCCCAGGAGCGCCGCGATGGCCTTGGCGTATTCGCGGATCTTGGTCATGCGGATGCTCCGTTCGCTTGCAGCACGGTGGGATTGGTGGTGGCGATGTACAGCAGGATGCGGGTTGCGAGCGCCTTATCGGCGGCGCGATCGGGGTACTTGGTGAGGTCGGCGTTGGCCACTTCGGCGAGCAGAGCGAGGGTCGTCGGGTCGCCGACGAGACCGAGCAGGATGGACACGACAACGTGGACGTTGCCGTCCTCGTTGAGGCCGATGCCGGCGATGGTGTCGATGTTCCCCTCACCGAGGTGGCGCAGCGGCGACCGTGACGGGTAGGGGTTCTTGGCGAGGACGCGCAACAGGTCAAGTACTTCGCGCTGTTCGTCGGCGTTGAGTGCGGACATGAAGTCGTCGTCTCCTGACTGGGTGAGGGTGAGTAGCTGGTCGCCGAGGTTGATGGCGCGGCGGTAGCGGTCGCGGCGGGCGGTGATTCCGTTCTGGCCGCCGTTGATTCGCTGCGTGACGGCCACAATGTCGCCTGCATCGGACAGCGCGTTGATGTCCGGTCGGGCCACGGTCCAGTACCAGGCGGGGCCGAGGCCGGCGTACTGCATCTCGGCCAGCCGTCGGGAGTCGTCGATGAAGAACGTCGGGGTGGGGACGATGCCCTTGCTGTACGCCCACGCGGAGAGCTTCGTGTAGTTGGCGCGGCCCGTAATCTGTATCCACGAGCGGCCTTTGAACCGCACACCGTCGCCGGGCTGGCAGTTCCCGAGGTCACTGCAGCGCCCCTCGTAGGCCGCGCCGGAGGCGTATTCCTCGGTGGCGTTGAAGCCAGCTGATTCGTGGCCCATCTGGGCCAGCCACATCGCGATGCGGTTGATGTTGGTGCATTCGGAGTCGCGTAGACCGTTCACGACGCCGGGCAGGATGTCGGTCGCCTTGGCCAGCGTGATTCCGGCGGCTCGGGCGAGGACATCAGCCTGGTTACCGGCGGGCGGAGGTGGGACGGTGCCGCCGCGGCGGAAGGTGGAGAACCCGTCGGCGCGGATCTTGCGGTTGATGAAGTCCTGCACCTTGGGGAACGGCCGGTCGTTAGCTTGGTCGTAGGTGTCATAGCCGACCTGGCTGTGCATCTCGTCGACCGGGTTGTCCCACCGGCCAGCCCAGAAGACGTTGCCCTCGTAGAAGGCTTCCATCTCGGCCATCGTGGCCATCTGCGCGGCGTTGAGGGATCCGCGCTTCTGGAATGGGTGGGAGTTCCAGTTGAGGTCGATTGCCGTGCCGCCGGGATGATTTGACGTCGCGACGGAGTTTCCCGGCGTCCAACACGCGGAATCAGCGTCGCGCAGCGGCTCGATGTAGGCGTTCCAGTCGGCGGCCCACGCCAGAAGCAGCACCAGCGGCGGCCCATTCTGGATCTGCAGTGTCACGCCGCCGTTCGTGCCAGGAACAGCGGCCCACGTGCATGAGCCTTCATCAACGTAGGGCCAACCGTTTTCGGAGAATCGTCGGCCGTTGAAGAGTCGTCTTGCCATCAGCAGACCTCGGAGATCTCAGTCGCCGTCATCGGAGAAACCTCACGCGGCGCCGTGGCCGACCAGACCGGATCTTCAGGAGACCGTCGGGCATGCCGGCCATCTCCATCGCCAGGCGCTGCCACCGGCACGCGCAAGCGATGTCCTGGCCGAGGAACGTCAGGGTGTGCATCAGATGCGTTCCCGCCCGTCGAGCAGTTCGGCGGCGATCAGGAACGCGGCCGCCGCGAGCAGATCACCCAAGACCGCGGCGCACACGACGATGACGCCGCCCCGCACAATCCCATGTCCCATGTCCGGGACGGTATTGACGCCGGGTGCAGGTCGTTCGTTCGGCGGATGGCCGACGTCGGGGGGTGTGGGTAGCCTGTCAGGATGCGGGTGTCAGCTGATGTTGAGCGCTGCCCGACGTGCCATCAGCCGTTGCCGGGACCGGATGTGTATGTGGAGGATCCGCCGTCGCGACTGATCGTTTGGATCGTCGGCGCCATGATCGTGTGGGGCCTGATCGCGGCCGCCGTGTGGCTCGTCGTGTTCTAGTACGCCCAGCACCAATGCACACTGCTCGACTGCGACGTCGGCACACCCAAACTCCCACCCACCGCCGGCGGTGTCGTCTGCCCCGTCGCCGTAGACGCCCCCGCGAACACCGGCGCGACCGTCGGCGAATTCAGTAGCCCCGAGATACCAGCCAGCGTCGGGACCGTGCCGGCCGCCACCATGATGTGGAAGTACACGTTGCCCGCCGGGAACACCGTCGGCGTCGCGAACGGCACCGTGATCACCGACGACGCCGCAATCGCACCCGAACCCTGATCCGCAGACACCGCCAGCACATTCCCGGCCGTGTCCGTGGCGGCCACCCACCAATGCGTCGGCGACACCGCCGCCGTCGACCCCGTCAAGAACTTCAACCCCGTCACCAGCGTCGGCACCGCGAACCCCGCCAACACCGCCCGCGGGGTCCCCGACGTCAACAACCCCAACGACCCCGAGATCACGACCTGTGTCCGGTCGATCGACGTCCACAACGCACCCGCCGGCGCCCCGAACAAACGCGGGTCACCTGCAGGTAGCGCGGACACCGGATACGACGCCGCATCCAACTCACCCAAGTTGTACTGCCGCAGTGAGCAGTTGATCAGCAGATGGTTCTCATTGGCGGCGAACCCGTACCCGCGGAAGACCAACACCGCGAACGCCGCATTGGACGGCGAGACCCGCACCACCGGCAACGCCAACGGCGCCGCCGGAGAATCGATACCGCGGGTGAGCGGGGAACTGACGATGTAGGCGTTGGAGGAGTCGTACCAGTCGATTTGCAGGCTGACCGGCTTGGCCGAATAGTTCTGCGAGGCCAGCACCTTCACTGTGGCGATGTACGGCGTCAACGGCAGCACGGGGATGCCGTTGGTGGGGCTGGTGCCGACCTGAACGTTGCCGGCCGCGGTGGCGGCGACGGCCAGGCCCTCCGAGGTGGCGGTGAGGTAGGTGTTGCCGCCGCCCGTGATCCATCCGCTCGTCGTGGCTGTCGGGTTGGCCTGCGCCGGCGTCAGCAGGTTCGGGGCGCGGTAGGGGCCGCTGGGCATCGGGGCGGCCGTGAACTTCCGCAGCTCCGACACCAGAGGTGCCCGCTGCCCCGACGTGGTGGACAGCGGCGAAACACCCGGTGTGAACCCGGTGTTGTCCCAGATACCAGCCTTCAACGCGTCCGCGGTGCCCTGGTCTGCCAGCGCCCACACGAACGACCCGAGGATGTTGGGGCGGTTGTGCAGCAGCCGCGCCGACGTGTAGCGGGCCACCCGGTTCGCGTCCGCCGCCTGGGACTGGTCGGCGCCGAACTCCCCGATCAGGATGGGTTTCTTGACGCGGTCGATGAACCCGTCGACGTCGGCGGCGCCGGCGCCTTCCAGGTAGACGTGGATGTCGGCGAAGTCCGCGCCGCCGTCCGCGGTCCACGCCTGGTATGGCAGGGAGGTGGTGTCGGTCCAGAACTGGACTGCGGTCCCGAAGTTTCCGGACGAGTTCGACGTGGTCAGCGGGACACCCGGGGCGGCGGCGCGGACCGCCGTGTACAGGGCGAGGACGTCGGCGAGGACCAGGCCGTCACTGTAGCCGGAGCCTTCCTGGAACAGGTCGAATCCGATCACGTTCTGGTAGGCGGCCAGGGCGGCTGCGGTGGTGGTGATGCTGGTGGTGGCCGCGGCGTCTTGGAAGCTGTAGGTGGTGCCGTTGTAGAACGCCCACTTCTCCGTCAGGCACGGGTAGAGGCGTAGCCCGTTCGCCATGCAGTACTCGGCGAGTTGCTTCCAGCGGGCGTCGTAGGTGGCCTGGGTGATCTGCGGGGCACCCGAGCCGGTGCCCGCCACGAGGACGACTTGAGGGGCGCCGATGACGCGGATCGCGTTGAGCCCGAGTTTGATCGCCCGGTCCACTTCCGGCTGAATCCAGTTCGCCCAATCCCATTCCGACCACAACCCCGCCCACGATGCGCCGGACGGGCGGACGGTGATGTTGCCGCCTTTGATGGTGCCCTCGGTGAGGGCGGTGCGGGCGCGACGGCGGCTGGCTGCCGCGAGCGCATCGCGCGCCGCGAGTTGGTCCGCAGCGGTGAACACCTGCTCCCCCACCGCGGTCGCGCCGATCACGGCCCTCGCAGTCTCCTCATCCGGGCCCGCAGCCACCACAGCCGGCTTATCGGGGAACGTGTCCCACGACTGCGCCGGGAACGGCACCGTCGCCGCGGTCGACCCGTCACCGCGCTTGAACACCACCGACGTGCCGTCCTCGGAGGTTTCCGCGTCGGAGATGCCGAAGTCGGCGACGTAGCTTTTGGGGACCAGCACGTCCTCATCGTCGACCGATGATGGTGTAGTGATTTCACCCGCGGAGTGCCTCGGCATACCGGGCAAGCTAGCCAGTCGGGGTGCGGTTCAGACCAGCGCGAAGAACCCCGAGGTTGATGCTGGCGGGGGGATCGCAACGGTGATGGTGGCCCACTCATCAGCGGCCGCGTTGAGGGCGAGTGCCGCGTTCGTCATGTTGACCGGGACGCCGCCGGCCGCGTTCACCAACAACCGAATCAGCGACTGCGACGTGACACCCACGTTGTTGCTGGACTTCACGACCGTCGTCCACCCCGAGCCCGGGTCGCCGACACCACGCCCGGTGTCATCTGGCGCCACATAGCCGAGGATCAGGGAGCCGTCGCGCAGCGGTGTCACCGCCGGGAACGTCACCGCCGCGGTTGCGGAGCTGGCCTGATTCGCCGTCACCGCCGACACGCCGTCACCGCCGCGCACCACCACCGCGATCCCGCGGCCCACCCCGCCCGTGTTGAAGATCCCGGGGATGGTCCACGAGTTCGTGCCGGCCGTCACCTCCGCAGGGGTGATCGCGTGCGCGCGGCAGAACCCGATATTGGTGGTCGTATACGTGGTCACCGAGATCAGCGACCAGTCCGCAGTCGTGAACATCGTCGGTGTGGCCGAGTTGCAGTTCCCGAACAACAGCACCGCGTCACCCAACTGCGGAACGTACCCGGAGATGGCGGGGATGGTGGCGTCCGTCGAACTCAGGGACGGGGCGCTGCCACCGGTGGCCGGAGTCGAGGCCACAACGCTGACGGCCACGTTAGGCCACCCGCTGCACAGCCAGGACGTCGATCACAGTGTCGGCGGCGTTCCACTTCCCACCCACATACAGCGTCTTCCCGGCCACCGTGGTGGTTGGGAGGGCGGTGCCGACTTCCCGCCACGCCGACCCCCACGAGATCGCCCGCCCGGTCCCGTTGTCCTTGATGCGCAGCACGATCGGCTGCCCGTCGGTGGGGGTGCCGGTGATGCCCAGCGTCATGGAGGAGAAGTCGACGGCTTGGGCGGTGATGGACACTTGGTCGGTGGTGTCCCACGACCACGCCGGCTGGGCCGCAGAGACGATCGGTGTGACGCGCGGCGCGAACCCGCGCGCCCCCAACGTCGCCCGCGCCGCCGCAGCATCCACGTCGTCCCACAACGTCAAAATGAACGGGGTCGGATCATCCGGCACCGGCCGATACCCACTGATCGGCCACCACACCCCATTCAGCACCTGAAACGCAACCACCTGCCCCTGAACCACCAACGGCAGCTCAGTGACCAACTCCATGATCGTGTCCGGGCCCTGACACGTCGCGATCACCGCATTGGCGGTGCCGTCCTGCTTCGCGAACGCGACAATCGTCGACTCACCCACATCGTTGATCAACGGCAGCGCAGCCGTCACATCCCCGACGGTCGCGTCGTACAGGTTGATCCGGCCCGGCGTCGCCGGCACACCCGACGTGAGTGGCACCGTCATCGTCAACGGCGCCAAGTACTTTGCGGTCTGAATGTCAGCCACCCTATGCCGCCTTCACCAGGTTGACGCCGATCGCGACGTTACGCAGCGACGTGGTTTCCGAATGCACCACCGACGTGCCGCCGGGGGCGTCACCGACCCGAATCCACTTCCCCAGCCCGCCGATCGACGACGAACCGTTCTGGTAGCGCAACGTCTGGTTGTAGTCGGTCGGCTGCGCGGACGTCGACGTGTTCCCCGACAGGGACGCATACGCGGTGTAGGAGCCGACCGCCGACGGAATCGCCAGCGAGATCGGCGTTCCCGGCGAATCGTGCCGCACCGTCACCGCGGCATCGAGCGATGCGACCCCCGAATAGTTCTCCACCACAGCGGTCGTGGCGAGCTCAGTTACACCGGTGGCGTCCAAGGTGACGAGAATGTTGTGGGTGCCGACGGTCGCGTTGGCTTTCTTCCACAGCACGATCGCGCCCTGCTGCTGACTCGACGCCGATCGGATCGAGATCATGGCGTGCGGAACACCCAGACTGCCATCCACATCCGACACCGCGGTGATGGTGTTGAACGATGCGATGTCCTTGTACTTCGTGTGGGTTGTGAAGCCCCACACCAGCATCATCCGGTTCCCGCCGGCCAGGACGGTGGTGGTGACGGTGGTGTTGTTGGAGGCGTTGGTGCGGACCCCGACAGCCCCGGCGGGTGCGACGGATGCGGTGGCCGCGGTGGAGGGTGTGATGGTGCCGGATAGGTCGGATTCGCGGTTGTCGATGTTGATCGCGGTCGCGTTGAGGCTGTACTGGGTGTTCGGGGACAGGCCCACGTAGGTGTAGGTGGCGTCGTCGGTGCCGACGAGGGCGCCGTCTAGGAAGTAGTTGTAGGCGACGATCCCGCCGCCCGGATCGGACGCACTCGCCGTCACCGAGATCGACCCGGAGGTGATGTTGGTGGCCGTCAACGTCGGCGCCGTCGGCCGCGACGAACCCGACCCGCTATCAGCGCCCTGCGGGATGATCGCCCACGCCACACACAGATACTCCTCAGGCGCCCACACCTCATCCGGCTTGAGGATCATGGTGTTCTCATTCGGGCGGGAGTGCGGGCACCCATCCAAGGCCTCGAAGTCGCCCGAGTTTTTCAGCAGGACGAAGTCGAAGTGCCGGGTGCCGAAGTTGTGCTCGAAGGTGTGCTCCGTATGCACACCGTCGCCGACGGCCAGGACGACGCGGGACAGTTCGAGGCGGGTGGGGGTGTCGGTGTTGTCTTCGGAGCCGCCGCCGACGGTGATGATGCCGTACCCGAGGCCCGTGTCTTCGACGGTGGCGCCGTACCGTTCGTCCATCGTCCGGCGTGTGGAGCTGGTCGCGGATCGGACGCGGGCGGCGACAACAGCGTCGATTTCGTCGGGCACCTGCTCGTTCTTGAACCGGGTTCCGCGTGCCCGGCCCTCGTCGAAACCTGGGAGCTTGTCACCGGCCATGCGCGGAAAGGTATGTGGGTTAGGTGCAGTCGATCGAGGCCAGTGACGGGGAGAAGCGCCGCGGCCCGAACACGTCCTTGTAGCCCCGCTCAACCACGGTCAAGGTGCGTTCCGAGCTCGTGTTGAGGGCGGTGCCGGCGGTGTCGTTCCATTCGCCGACGAACTGCCCGTTGTAGTGCATGGTGTGCAGGTTGCCGTTCTGGGTGAGGCGTGCCCGGCCGCCGCCTTGGAAGGATCCGCAGGGCACGACTTCGGTGTCGGTGGAGGAGACGCGGCGCACGATGTACAGGCCGGACGCACGCAACCGGATACCGACACCGGCTGTGCTGGCGGAGGTGTTGGTGGCGCGGCGGAAAATGTCGGTGGACAGGTTGCCGGAGCCGGGGTTGCCGATGACGATTTCGACGTATCCGTCGGCGGCGTGCTGCGCGGCGGTGTAGCGGGCCCGCCGGGTGAAACTCGAGATGAGTGGGATGTTGTCGGGCATGAGGACGCGGGCGAGCCCGTTTTCGACGCCGATGTCGTAGCCGGAGCCGCCGTCGTTGGTCCACACCCCGGATAGGTCGAGGGTGCCGTCTTGGTAGGTGCTGAAGTCGGCGTGGATGCCGTTGGGCGTCCAGATCGACGTTGCGCCTTTCCGCCATGCCGTGAGTGGCGTGTCCCCCAGGTACCAGGCGGTAATTGGGTGTGCCGACCCGTAATTTGTCGGCATCGGTTAGCTCCAGGTGCCGTAGAGGGTGTCTGGGTCGGGGGTGATGCCGGCGTAGTCGGTGGCCGACAGGAAGACGATTTTGAGGTTGATGGGGTCACCGTTTTCGTCGTAGGCGGTGACGACTCCGGTGCCGGTCTTGTCGGGGGTGACAGCGTTGGGTGCGAGTTTCGGTGTGGTGACGGCGGCGCCGGCGAGTTGCCCGTTCCCGACCGCGTTGGCCGCGATCTTCGTCGGCCCTACCGCGCCGTCAGCGATCTTCGTCGCGGTGACAGACGCGGAGCCCAGTTTGTCCTCGGTGATGCCGCCGTTCGCGACGTTCACCGGTGCGAGGCGATACACCTCGTCGCGCACCTCGGGCGCCAGCCGCTCACCCTCGGGTTGGTCAGCGTCATACTGGACGAACAGATCCGCCATGACGCCAGACGGTAAGGGCCTACCGTGCAGTCTTCGCCAACGCGCGAGCAGCCCGCGCGTTCGCCGCGGCGCCACCATCGGACGGCCACCACGACGGCTTGACCATCTCCCCACGCTTGAGCGGCTTGTCCGGCGCGTACAGGCGATGCATGTACGAGTTGTGGGCGCGCTGGTCGGCTTCGGGGTCGCCGGACTGCATGGACTGGACCACGATCTTCTCGACCTCGTCCAACACGCGGTGCATGGACGGCATCAGCATCGGATCACCGGCGATCTGGGGGCGGATAGTGCGCCACCCCGCCCCAGCCGTCACCGCCAAGCTCAGGACCGCCTTGTACGGGCGCGCGGTCCCCCACGTGCACAACCCGGCCAGAAGTCGGTCGATGGTGTCTTCTGGCGCGCGGCCGAATGCCATGTCGGCGATGAGGCGTTCGTAGTCGGTGGTGTCGATGTGGTCGGTAAGGAACCGCGTCAGGTACGCGTTGCGCGCGGCGCCGTCAAGGGCGTCGTTGTAGGCGGCGGCCAGGACGGCCAGCGAGCGGGGACGTGGTTTCCGCGCCCAGAGCGTGCCGACGCCGTCGAGCTTGAACAGGACCGGCTCCCCTAAAGGTGGTGCGTCCTCAGCATCCCCGAGCAGGTCAGTGAATCCGGGTGGCGGCTCAATGGCCATGGGTCAGAACTTCGGTACCGCGAACAGATCCACAGCCGTATCCCCGCTGACGTAGTTCGAGTTCGTGCCCTCCGAACCACCCGTAATCAACGCCGACTGCCACGCCTCCGACTGAAACCGCACCTCCACACGCACCGTGATCGACTGCCCGACCGCAACCTCCCACCGGCCCGTCGACCCCGGCAACAACCGGTGCCGGCGCGAATTGTCCCGCACATCCGAAATCGCAAGCCCCGTATCGGTGGCCAGGAACCCGCCCTGCCCAACATCCATCCCGGTCCCGAACTTGGACACCTCATCCGCGGCCGTCAACGTCGGCGCCGTCACACCCAGTTGGACGCCCTCACGCACAGTCAAAAACCCACGCGACCGGGCCTGCAACGACACCCGACACCCACCACGCCGCACCTCACCCCACACCAACTGCACAACCGGGGTGTCGTTCAGCCACGTCAACGTAATCGACTGCAGCAGATCGTTCTTATTGCCCCCACCAGCCACCGCATACGAGCCCGACTTCGACTCCACCAACGCGGTAGCGACCCGAGACTGCTGCATCCACGGCATCGGCTCGATAATCCCGTCCAGATCATCGAAATGCAGAGGCTCAACGCACGTCACACCACACCTCCCGGGGTCACGAACAGCAACAGCCGCGTCCAGTAGGCGTGGGCCTCATAGCGGGGATCATCATCAGGATCATCCGATGAGATCCATAGGCCCGGTGTGTGCGCCGCCGCCAAATACCGGAAATGCAGCGCCTCCCCTGGTGGGATCACCCCCACCGGGACCGTCACCTCAGACTCGTCGATCTCCAACGTGAACCGCCCGTACGCGAGATCCTTCGAAGCGGTCGACGCCTTGTTGGTTTGCATCTTCCCGCCCGCCGAATCCGCCGTAACCGACGGCGAATCAGCCTGCGGGGACGCGTTGATCACCCACGACCACGCGTCCTGAATCAGCACCGTACACGGATCGGTCGTCAGGATCGTGCGGGCCGCGCGTTTCACGATCACCGTGCCGGTCAACGGCTCGGTGCCACCGTTCGTCCAGTACAGGTCGCCGTCGATCATCGTCACCGGGTCCGGGGCCCGCTGAATCTCGCCGTCCTTGGTGGATTCGAGGAACACTTCATCGACGACACCGGGGAACCACGACTTCGCCAAACCGGTCCCGTCGACAGTGGAGATCATGTGCGGCCCTGTGCACACTTTCATGCTCATCCGGTCACCAACGATCCCTGCTGCGGCAGCGCCTCGACCTCGACACGCGCATAATTCGCGCCGGCCCAGTGGTAGGGGCTGTTCTTGTTCGCGTTGTCCGACCACGGTTCTGGTGTCCAGACGATGCAGCGGTACCAGATGCGGAACGTCTCCCCCGGCTGGAGGAGTCGCGGCTGCAGTTCGGAGACGGTGGAGACGGGGTTCCACATCCACTGCTTGCCGGGCTTCGGCTCGGCCACACTGTTGGTGCCGAGGTCGATCGCGGAGCCGCATTTGGAGTTGTAGGTGGTGGTGCAGATCGGCACGGACGGTTGGTCGTCGACGGCGATGGTGTAGCGGTCCCGGAATTCGATGGCGTTGGGTTGCGACACCACCCATTTGCGGGGTCCGCGGGTCAGGTTGACGACCAGGGCTTGCGGGAGTGGGGTGTCGTTGCGCCATGATGCCTGCAGGTTGAGCAGTTGGCGGCCGGGTAGCGGGATCTCGGCTTGAATCGGGCCGTCGGAGGAGGATCGGCATATCTCGTCGATCACCGGGCGTGGTACGGAGTGTGGTTGGAGGTAGAGGGTTCCTTCGGTGGTGACGCCGAGGTTTTCGTCGACGCACACGTTGGTGGTGACCCAGTCCAGCGGCATGGCGGGAGGGTAACGAGGTCAGGTGAGACAGGCCGAGAACACTGACTTATGTCGGCCATGGCAGCTTGAGGGTCATCCGATCAAGCATCACCGGATCGGTCATGTACGCCGGTACCCAGTCCTGCGCGTATCCGCAGTTATTCGGGCACATCCAGCCGTCTGCGGTTGCGATCAGGGTCGAGTGTGGTGTGCATTTACCGCAGGTAAACGGGTGAATGTGCGCCTCGCGTTGGAAGCGGTTGATCACTGCCACCTGTTCAGGGGTCCAGGGTGCGTGAAGCGTCCGGCCCCAGCCTTCGGGTAGCTCGCTCATGGTTTCCTCTCCACGCCGATAACCGAGCGGAACGTAACCCGCAGACCCGACATGGCGGATGTTTCACGGCGTGGTTTCACGCCTCAGGAGATCTGAACCGACACATCCGTCCCGCCCGTCAAATTCGTCCAATCCGCCCGCAACGTCCCCGACGGCGCAATCAACGTCCACGGCCCACCCGCCGACCCCGACACCAACACCGACGACGAATCCAACGCAGTGTCCAAGTCGATGATCCGCTGCGCCACCGTCGCCGCAGACGCGTTATACGCGATGTTCGCCGTCGGCAACTTGTTGTAGTACAGGATGAACGACCCGCCCGTCGGCCCCCCGAGCAGCGTGATCGTCTTCCGCCACAACCCCGTCTGCGTCACCACAGCGTCCGTTGTGCGCGCCAACGCGCTGAGGTTGATCGACTGCCGGCCCGGAGACGTCAACCACGCCTCACCATCCCGATCATTCAACCGCCACCCTGCCGCGCGCTGCGTCTCCAACGCCCGTAACCGCTGATCAAACTCCCGCATCCACTCCTGATCAGTACGCGGCCGCCGCCCCTGAGCTTGATTGCTCACGAGTCCGTCCCCCCAGTCGACGACTTAGCCGCCTTACCCAGATCGGTTTTCGGAAGCACCGACTCGAGATTCACACCCACCGACTCATCACCCGACGCGGTGTTCACCTCGATGCCCTCCAACTCCACCCTCGTCTGGATCCCGAACGTCTCAACCTCGAACCGCGTCGAGGGGATCAAGTGGCTGATATCGACCGGGGCGTCCGGGTGTAGCTTCGCCCCGCCAGGAATGGTGATTGCATCCCGGATGAAACCCGTCTGCCGGACGTACTGGTCAGCTGCCCGTTGCACATTCCCCACCGCGAACATGTCCTCGATGTTCACGATCTTCTGCAAATGCAGGCCACCCATCGGCAGGTTCGCCCGCGCCAAATCCTCAGCTCCCCGAACCAGCACCTCGTTGAACGACCCCTGTCCGTCGCGAACCCACTTCAACCCACCCTCAAGGAAGTCCTGCTCCCCCAACGCAGTTATCGCCCGAGACGATGCCGGCCCCAACACTGGAACACCCGACACCACAGACCAATACAGGCCCAGCCCGGCCAACTGCTCAATCACCGACGCAACATCCTGCTCATCCTGCTTCAGCTGAAAGTCGATCGGATCACCCTCCGGATCGCGACGGACGATCGGACGAAGAGGAAGGTTGTGTTGACGCGCAATATGCCCATACAGGTCCGCGGCAATGTCAGCGACATCTGTTGTCTCATAGCGCTTCGAGATGGGCACATTAGTGGCCTTCGCAAACACAGACACGTCCATCGCGGTGAGAGTGACAGTGTCGTAGTCACCTTCGGCGTACACGATAGGACCGGTCCAGTACAGGTCTTCACCAGAAGAGTCGTACACCGAGAGCCAGTGCAGCCAAGGCGTGATCAGTTCCCGGGGGTTCAGTTCTGGTGCAACGGGGGCAGTGAGGTCGCAGCGGGATGTCTCGCGCAGCGTCCGGGTCCATTTCAGCGATGTTTGGTGCTCGGGTAGGAACTGGTAGAGCTGCACGCTCTTTCCGCCGACCATGGTGTGAACGACGATGGATTGCCAGGGGTCAACGACGCTCATGGTTGCCGGTCCGCCAACGTGATTCGGATGTCATTCAGGTCAACGTTGCCTGGTGCCTGTGCGACGAGTTCCCAGCAGTCCGATCGGTCGATCACCGGCGGCCGCCACGGTCCGCCCCGCGGGGTGTTGACGATGCCGACCGGGCGCCGCTTCCGACCATCCAACTCCACCCAGTACCGGCCGCTGATCCCATCCAAGATCAGCGTCGCGGTCGCCGGCAGACCGGTCACCTGCAGCGGGAACCGGTTGTCCTCACAGCGGACGTCGGTGTTGCAGCGCCGCCAATACAGCTGGAACGTCAACGACTTCGACCCGGTGTTTGTGATCCTGGTGGTTACCGCGGTCTCGCCGCCGCGCAGCGGGGTATCCAACGTCGGCACCCCGAACACGTGCTCACGGATCGCGCACACCGGCAAACATCCACCACACGACGGCGGCGGGGTCGTCACGATCTCGATGACCTCCGGCGTGCAATCCTCCGCGAACAACACCTGCATGTCCTCGCACGTATCCGGCTCCGCGCAATCCCCCGCATGCACCCAGTTGATCGGCACCGTCGACACCGAATCCCACTCAACGTCGATGTTCACCAACGGCAAGTAGGCGTACGGCTTCGTCGCCGTCATCTCCCACGTCACCCGATACACACTCGCCTGGCTGCCCTTGCCCATCGCGTCGTCGATCACATCGGTGATCTCGATGGCCTTCGAATAGACAACCCCGTGCATCTCCCGCACCAAATCGTCAGGGATGACACGAGAATCCCCCGGGTGCGCCGCGAAGTACTTGAGGGTCGAATCGGTGCGGTCCTTCGTCTCCCGCAACCTGGCGGACAGCCACTCCAGCCCAAACGTCACACCCGCATTCGATGAACCGATCAACAGGGCCTCGAACGTGATCGTCTGCGACGTGTCGCGGTGCGCGCCCGCCACAGCCCCCGAACCCACGAGCTCAGTGATCGGGCGGGAGATCGCGGTGGTGTCCAAGCCGCGGACATCCATCACCCAGATACCGCCGAACTCCGCCGCCTCCGGGACACGGGTTGTGTACCAGGGCGCCAACTCCGGCCGATACACGGTGTCACCCAGGAATTGCTGCAGCCCGTCCCACGAGTCGTCGTACCCGATCTGTAGCCGGCAGTCCGCGAATGGGTTGTCTTCCCAGCAGCGGCCCGAGATTTCGGCCAGGCCTGGCCCGAAGCGGCGGGATCCGTTCGGCGGTGACCAGAAGTTGCCCACCCGTACTGAGTCGGTGGGGATTTGGAACAGGCCGGGCCGCACCTCGACCAGGCCGCAGCCGCCGTCAGTGACACCCTCCTCGAAATACAAGCCCTCGGGGTCCTCTTCGAGGCCGTCCGGGTCGTACATACCAGGCGACACCTGCGTCAGGACGGGCAGGTACATGCCTGAGCCGGGTGGTTCTTCGATCATGCGCGGCCGGTTCGCGGGCGTGAACATGGCGAGGTCGTTGGTGGGGGTGTTGCGGCCGAGGTGGGCCACCACGCGCGAGGTGTTGGTGAGTTCGGTGCCGTTCAACGCGAAGAATCCACGAAAAGGCATGGGCTAGTCCTTCCTCATGGGATCAGGGCGCTCAGGCGGTCGTACACAGCCTGGCCGGTGTCGGGTCCCCCGCCGGGGACGATGATCGTGGCGTGAATATCCGTTTTGTGGGTGTCGCCGCCGTACCCCTTGCCGCGGCCGACGCGGCCCATGGCTTCCTCGAACGCGATGGTCTGCCGCGGATCCAGCACGCGTTCGGGCTTGATGGTGTTCTTCGGCATGAACCCGATGTCCTTGGCCAAGCCGCCCTCGTCGAAGAACCCGCCGGCGATACCACCAATACCACCGACCAGGCCCCCGATCAGGCCCGCCACCCCGCCGAACAGGGTTTGGAACAGCTTCGGGATGTCGAAGATCTGGAAGATCGACGACGGCAACACCTGCGAAATACCCTCGATCAGGGTCGACAGGCCATTGGTGAGCAGGGAGCCCAGGAACTCGGTGAAGATCTGCCCGCCGGTCTGCGCGATCGACCCCAACGCGGACACGGCGGCGTTGGTGATGCCACCAGCCGCGCCACCAGCACCGGGCGCGACCGCGTTCACACCCATACCCACCGCCGACGAGATCGCCTGCGTACCAAAGTTGATCGCCGCCTGAATCGCCGAATTGATCAGCGGCATGATGATCTTCTCGATCACGTACTTGACGACACCGATGATCACCTGGGTCAGGATCCGGACGCGTTCCTTGTTGACGGTGTCCTTCGACGATTGGTTGCGGTCGATCAGCCCGGATGAGTCGGAGGCGAGCCGCCCGGACGCGTCGAAGCGTTGGAAGTCGCCGCGGAATTCGCGGATCTGGGAGGCCATGTTGTGCAGCGTGTCCCGGGACTGGATTTCGACACCGATGATCTTCAGCAGAATGCTGATGAGCATGTTGACGATGCCGCCGATGATGGGGATCTCCGACAGGCCGAAGAAGTCGGCGCCGACGGTGTCGTTGACGACACCACCATCAGCGAAGCGCGGCAGCCGTGACCCGATGCCGCTGTAGCCGCGGGTGGATAGGCCGCGCCGGTACCGGGAGTTGATCGCGTACACGCCGCGCGCACCGCCCAACGCGCGCACCGCTTCGGGGATCAGGACACCTTCACCCGGCGAGACGCGGGCGACGATCGAGTCCACGCCGGGCGCATACCCGGGGAACACTGCGCCGTGCGCAGCGGCGGGGATCGCGGACTGCGCCACCCCGGTCGCGGCCTGC